AAGGAGTCATTGACCCAGTTAAGGTAGTCAAGGGAAGTTTCAATTGTGCAATTTCAATTGCTCAATTGTTCTTGACAACTGAAGTAGCAGTATTGTTGGAGGAATAAATATGGAAAATAGTAAGAGCAGAACAAGAAAACGCGTGGGCTTTTGGAATAATTGGAAAAATGATTTTCCCCAATATCCTATGCCTGAAGAAAATGCCGCTAATTATGATATTGAAAGAATGGCGGATTATCTAAAAAGTGCGCCAGCCTTCTCACATTTTAGAGGTTCTTCTACTTGTAGGATTTGTCAGAAACCCAATGGCTCTACCACAAAAATAGACGGAGTTTATACCTTCCCAAGTGGTTTAGAACACTATGTTCGTGAACACCACATCAAATTGGATGAAGACTTTGTTGAGCATGTAGAAAAAAATCAATATAGTTTTAAAAATACTTTTGATTCTTTATCAGACGAAAAGCAAAGGGCATTAGCAGTATTTTGGAGAAGAGAAATGCCGCAAGCCGCTCTTAATTCGTTAGCCGCTTATTATGCGGAAGAATTTCCCGAATGGACAGAGGATTGATAAAATGGAATGTAAGAAATGCCGTAGAAGCATGTTGTCCCAACATTTGAGTATTTTGTATATTTGCTATGATTGCTTGAAAAAATTGAGGGAAGAAGAATGACAGAAAGAGCAGTAACGGTGACTTTACCTGCCCCACATAAGGCAGAAATTAAATGTCCTATTTGTTCTGGAAACCGATGTAAAGTTTGTGAAAATAGTGGGTCGCTAAAAATTGCAGTTGCTCCCAAAATCCCTATTCAAAGAGCGCACATTGTTAAATATGTGGTTGATAATATTCACGAAATTGCCGGAGAAATTACTAGAATGTATGGCCTAGTCCCCAAAGTTAATACCGAAGAAGTTACTAGCATAAATGGTGGACAATATGAAATAGTTAAGGTTTCTAGTCTTGGCGGGGTCTGTTGGGTTGTTAATCGTATAGATGAGTTAGACACCCCTAGATATTTTACTTCATTACAAGAATTGGATAAGTTTAAGCAGGGGTGGATGAATTGAGCGAATTAGAAACAGTCGGAATTATAGCGAGAACCGCTACTGACACTATTCTCATTAAGAGAGGAAAATATTGGAATGTTGAAGTCTTGGACATTCGGTGGTATAATAACGATAAACCATCAAGAAAAGGTATTCGTATGAATATGGAAGAAGCAAAAGAATTACTAGAAATATTAAGGAGAGAAATAGAATGACTAGAATTAGTGAATTACAGGCAAAAAAGGCTTTGAGAAAAGCAAACCCTAAACGACAATATGGTTATGGGGCAGTTTCAAAGTTTAAAGTAAGTGCAGGAAAAATGGTAGATTTCATGGCGTTGTATATTGAACAAAGAATGCCCCTTCCCCCGAATAGTGGAAAAGGATGCAGGGTTCAGCCACATCACATTGAAAATTATTTCAATGAGATTGAAAATGCCCTACTAAAACTATTTCTTTCCTCAAGTGGGGAGGAAGAAGAATGATGATGAAATTGGGGGATGCGATGCTTGAGTTAGCAACCATCGCCGCCGATTCTAAGGCATTTGATAAATGGGTTCTTGAAAAGAGGGCGTGTTTAGATAAATCTTTGATTCCTAGATTTACAAAAGAATTGACTGGAATTAAAAAAATTCGCAAAAATAAAAAGTTTGCAGACCAATATAGGTTGCATTTAAGTCTCGTATTTATTTTCTTTTGGGAAGCAAGGGACGATTGGAGAGTTGAAAACTTTTGTTTTCAAGTCGCTCATGCAACAATTATGTTTATGCAACAAACTTCATTTCGTATGCCCGAAGAATTGAAGACAACACTAAATGACTTCAACTTCCTTGAAGTTTATTTAAATTGGGCAAACTCAGTATTAGAAGGAAATGATGAAAATGACATGGAAATTGATGACAAACTTATTGGAAGCGACGGATGGACGAACACCGACGATTCAGACAAAAATGATTTTAAGGGAAATGGAGAATTTTGATTCTCCCTATTTCTTTAAAATTCTAGCATTAGAATTGGACGCAAATAATATTGCAGAAAAGAAAGCAGAAAAGTGGATGGCTAATATTTTGGGTGTCCATGACGAAGAAATGGAAACTTCGGCCTACATTTCAGACGATTTGGGAGAAGCAGTATTTAATATGCACATGGGGAAAGAAACTCTTCAAGAACATTCTCTTGAAGAAGTTTCTAATCTATTGCAAATAAATTGTGCAAAAATGGATTCGCCTGAATTTAGAGCGATACGACTAGCCATAGGAAATATGTCTGCGCTTGAAAGAAAGTGGTTTATCAGATATTGGCTTAGGACTCCAAGAAACGGCATTTCAAAAGGAAATGTTATTAAGATGGTTTCTAAGACATACAAGAAAAACCTTGCCGTGGTTAAGAAGCACACCAATTTTAATTCTATACAATCAACAGTAAGCCACTACGATGCAAATAGTGAACCTCCTTGCAATTTAACATTTGGTAAGTTTATTGCTCCAATGTTAGCAAAAGAAGTGCCTATTTCTAGTTGGCCTAAAAAGTATATTGTTGATTATAAATACGATGGAAACCGCTACCAAATCCATAAGAAAGAAGAAGCAGTTATGATTTTTAATAGAAAGGGGAAAGAAGTCACCGAAAAGTTTCCAGATGTAGTAGAATTAATTTCCAGATATAATGTAACTACGGCTATTTTTGATGGTGAAATCTATCCCGTAAATCCAGATGGTTCTCCGGCAGAACACAAAAAAATGGGGACGAGGGTTCATTCTAAGAATGTCATAGAAGCCGTTGAGCGTGTTCCTGTTGCGTGGGTCATGTTTGACTGTCTTCTATGGGAGAATGTAACTCTCATGGATTTGAGGTTCTCACAACGCTTAGAATATTTCAAGCATATGCCTAACCAAGCACATCGCTTAGAAGGTGGCGACATCATGGCTTTTTATGATAAGGCCATTAAAGAGGGCTTTGAGGGTATTATTATCAAAAACACTACTCTTCCTTATCACGCCGGAAAAAGAAGTATAGGTTGGGTAAAGTATAAGCCGCCACTAATTGAATTAGATGTGGTAATTTTATCCGCAACCTATGGGACAGGAAAGAGAGCCAATGTTTTTGGCCGATTTGAAATTGGAGTTAAATCGGATAATGGCTATGTATCTGTAGGATATGTAGGTAATGGATTAGCCGACTATCAGTTTGATTTGTTAACCAAAACATTGAAAACAAAGGTAAAGCACTACAAGGATAGAATTTATACTTTTATTCCTGAGATTGTTTTAGAAGTCCGAGCAGACTTAATTAGCCAAGATGCACAGGGAAACATTGGTCTACGGTTTCCCAGAATTAAACGAATTAGAGATGATAAATTCGTTGAAGATATAGACACAATAAAAACAGTAATGGAGAAATTAGCATGACATGGAAACCACATTATATTGCAGACTCAGCAGGGAAAGTTAGAAGAATATCTGAATTGAGTCTTAAACAAACAGGAACGGCTATCGGACATATTTACAAAGAATTTCATTGTCGGCATCGGCAACTTATTTTTCTACATGACCGATTGTGGACTCTTAGGAAAGAGGAAGACCCCCATGTTCTTAAAACAAACACGGAATTGAAAATTGCTGAACAGTTTAAACTTAAAGAAAATCAAGAGATTATCAGAAATATGTCAGACGAAAACATTCGGCTCAAGACAATTATTTCTTTTTGTTTGCAAAATTTAGATAACATTCCTGTCGTGGAAGCCATGTTGAAAAATGCGTTTGGAGAGGTTAAAAATGATTAAAAAAGGAGAATTAACAGTTATTGACTTTGTGACATATACTTGCTTAAAGGTTGAAGATGGTAAAGCATATCTTAAAGATATTACTTCTACACAAGGAAGGCCAAAAATCATGGATGCGAGGTATGTTCCTTATTTTACCGTAGATGGTTTAGTTACACCAGAAAAGCCCGAACCTAAGCAAGTGAAAATTTCTACCAAACTTAACTTGAGAAAACTTATTAAGGGAGAGATTGACCTACCTGTTACGAATGACGCTATTCGCTTCTTATCTGAATGGGCGGAAACAGCCATTTGTCAAATGATTTCATGGGCGGAAGAAAATGCTACAAGGCTAGGCCACGACAAAATTACTGCGGCTCATATTTATTGGTGGAGTTTGCATCCAAATCAAACAACTGAAGGTTTTTGGTCTGAACAAAAAAATTATTCAAGCAGGGTTCGTTATGAAAGAAATGACTGACTTCTTAGAAAAACATGGTGATTCTACCATTCTTTCTTGTAAGACCTTTTCTAACATAGGGGATGCCGACCTACTGATTCTTAAAACTGGAATTTCCCTACAACTTACTGCGCTTACGAGTAAAAAAGAATTTCTATTTATTGTTGAAGAAGTGGACGAAGAAATGGCTGAATTAATGCAAGATTATAAGGGCTTTATTATTAATGTGGTTATTCCTTGCATATTAGACGATGAAGATGCTTTGGCTATGCTAAGGGAGTTTTCTTACGGTTTAAACTTTTTAAAATTAAAACATGATGTTATAGGGTATAAGGTTGTGGAAAATAATGTATAGTGAAGACATGTTGGTAGGGATTTTAATTTCTCTTGGTAGGACAGATGTTTTAATTGAAAGGAAGGAAAGTGCTTCTCTTGGGTATAGAGTTAGATTGAGATTATCTATACGAGGAGAAATGGATTTTTTAGAAGCAATTCATAGAACTTTATTTCAGCATGAGATTAAGTCTTCAATTTCTGATAAGGAGTCGGGAGGTAGGCCTAAGCCTATTCTTCGCATTGGTGGTAATCTTAACTTATACAAAACTATGGCTTTGATTCCACCATTCCTTCCGGACTGTAAAAATAACTTGAGTCTCTTCAGACAAATTGTAGAATTAGTAGCAAATAAAGAACATCTTCAACTTGAAGGCTTCAATAAAATATTAGAATTAAAGGGGCTAATTTAATGGGATTTACAAATCTAAATAAAACAAGACCAATATTGATAACAGGAAAATCGGGAACAGGAAAAAGCACAAAGGCACTTACATTTGTAAATGACCCTGTTATCACATATGCTAACGAAATGGACATTGATGATTGGCGTTCTGTTCCTATTGATAGTGGGATTATTATTGAGGATGTTCACTTCAAACCTAAAAAAGAAACTATTCTAACTATTCTTAGAAGGTATAGGGGTCAAGTGGTCTTGACTTCTATTAATGAAAAGAGCGTCCCCAAAGAAATTAAATCAATGTGTCAAATAAAGAGAGCAGGGTCTAAACAATGGACTCAGTTACAGATAAAAGAAATTGCTCCCCGTTCAGATAGCCCGCTAAATACTGAAATAGATACATATTCTTTAGTGATGCAGTTTCTCAAAGAAACTGATAGAGAACTAATGGTAGAATTATTGAAGGTAAATAAACCAGCAGATGTCCAAATTTTAACTTGGTTGAATGAAAACATGCACCCCAACAAATTAATTTTTGTTGATGGCGTGGTAAAGAGAAGATGGGGACAAGATTATTTTTATGAGATGCTAGCATATTCTCATTCCGGTAATTCTTATGGAAGATTGAATATGCCCAAACGGGGAACCTATTCTAAAATTCCTTCTCTATTGAGAAGGCTAGGTATCAAGAATGCTGATTTGCGTATTTTTAAACAAATGAAAAAAGACGAAGCGTTTGTCAAATATGCTAAAACAAAATTAAATAACAGCGATTGCAGGATTCTTGGTTTAGGCGAAAAGAAACGCCGTAAGAAAACAGACCCAATCGTTGTGAAACAAAATTCGCTGGAGGAATACATTTGAGAAATGTTAGAATTATTGAAAAAATAGAAGAAATTTTAAACGGGGAAACTATGACGACGGCTCGTATTTATGATAAACTTCAAGATGCAAAAGCCAAGGTTAAGGGAACAAGAGAGAAAAGATGGAAACATACGCCGTCAAAAGGGCAGGTCAAAAATATATTGTCTTCCTATTCTCAGTTTAAAAGAGTAAATGATGGCTCTCCTGCTATTTGGACTTATGAAAATGAAGAGGAATAACTATGGGAATAAGATTAAAAAACAAACTAAAAACTGTTTTGAACGGTAAAGAATTAACTGTTCAAGATATAATGATAGAATTGAAAAAGGAAGACAGAAGAAAATATTCCTTTACAAGTAATTCTATTGCTCAGACTCTTACCAAAAAGAAAGAGTTTGTAAAATGCGGCTTTGATTCTAAGAGACAAGTTGCAATATGGACTATAAGTGGTGAATAAAAATGCTATGGACAGAAAAATACAGACCTAAACAATTGAGCCAAATTGTCGGACAAGAACACTTTACAATGGATGCAGTTAATTGGGTAGAAGAAAATAATATGCCTAATATTTTATTGTATGGTAATGCTGGCTTAGGTAAAACTGCGGCGGCAATCGCTTTAGCAAAATCAATGTTAGGAGAATCTTTTGAAGATAACTTCTATGAATTGAATGCTTCTGATGATAGACGATTAGAAACGGTGAGGACTACAATTAAAGAAATTGCTCAAGCAAAAACTTTGGGAGGAATGCCGTTTAGGATTCTTCTTCTTGATGAAATGGGCGGCATGACAAAGGATGCTCAAAATTCTTTGAAGCGCATTATGGAAAGATATGCAGGTAATATTAGATTTATTATTACTTGCAACGATAGGAATAAAATTATTTTTCCTCTCCAAAGCCGGTGTGCTAATTATCGTTTCAAGCCTTTGGCTAATGAAGTCATTTTAGAAGTATTGCAATCAATCATTCAAAAAGAAGGTTTGAGAACATTTGACGATGATGAATTGTCGTCTTTTATATATGACTTAAACGGTGACTTGCGTAGGGCGATTACTGAATTACAGGCGGCGAAAGCCTCTAACTTCACATTGTCTAAGCAAATAGAAGAATCAAATAAAGAATACATAGAAATACTAAACCACCTACAAGAACGCAATTCCAACAAAGCCTTAACTATCCTCCATCAAATGATTTATGATGGCCGTTCAGTTAAGGAGATATGTAACGGATTGCACAATTCTTTGCTTAATATGCAAGGATTAGAAGTGGGAATCAAATTTAAATATCTTAGAGTTATAGGAGAAACAGAATGGCGTTCCCCAACAATGACACCAAGAATTATTTTATCTTGGATGGTCGGTCAATTAATTTGACGGGAAAAACAAAAAACAAAAAACAAAAAAAAGGAAGTGTAATACATGGACGAAAAAATTAAGAACGAAATTGAAAAGAGTTTGCAATACTTGGGAATTGCTTTTGATGATGCTTATCAAAAGTTTTTGAGTATTTGTGAAGAAAACAATGTGGAAGAAACTGACCCATCAGCAATCGGTTGTTGGAGAAGTTATGTTTCACAAGGAATTAGAGCCAATAAGCGAGGTGGCGAAAGCAAGAGCAATAATCTGACAAAACAATGTTTTGGTGCTTTTATTGCTCTTGAAGCCCCAAGAGATACGATGGCTTGGAACAGAACGAAAGCAAAAGAGGAATATATTCGTGATGCGGATAAAGCCCTTGAAGAAGGAATTGTAGCCTTGGCGACTCAAAACGCTTTGGGTAAGTGGACAGTTTCTCGCTATTTCAAGGGAGATTATCAAGAAAAGGTTGTTTCCGAATTGCCCGAAGGTGCTGAAGAAGTGGAAGATGCGATGATTATTCCTCTTGACACGACTGAACGCTATATGAATGGTGGTGAAAATCGTAACTTTGGAAAGCCTTTGCCCGCTCAACAAATGCGCCGTAGTGGTATTTTCTATGGTTCAGTTGAAGGCGAAGACTTTTATGTTTATCAGTTTTCTTATAAAAATCAAGGAGGCGTAGATTTTCAACCAAATACTTTTGATTGGGTGCATTTTACTGCTATTCCTAGTGAAGACGGCAATAACATTTACGGTATGACAGATGTTACCTTGAAGACATTAATTGCAAATGACGATTTAGACCCTGAAAATTCGGCCTATCGTAACATGGGCCATTTTAATTTTCAAGACCTCTTGGTTGAGTCATTCAACGAAAATGTTTGTGCCTTGGTTGATATTGACCGAAAGCATATCCAAATGCAAACTTTGCCTTCAAGCCAAAGATTTGTTGTAACTGATGGAACGGTCTGCAATATGAATATGACTCCGACTTCAAACGGAAACCGTATTCTTAATATTACTGACCTCAATGCGGAGTTTGATTATGAAAACGAAGCAGGTATGGTTACATGTTGGATTCCCGAACATTTGAATATTGACTTTGGAATTGGTTCAAACATTATTGTGATTGGTCGCACATCTCAAAGAATTGTTGATGGTGAAGCAGACCCCGTTACAATCAATGTTTCTTCAATTCTAGTTACAGAGAAGAAGGGTTCTCCTATTGAGTCGGCTCAACCTGTGGAGGAAAACTACGATTGGTTCTGATTTGATTACCTTTCGGGGTTAGTGTAGGCGTTGGCGAAATGACGCTCGGTAAAGGTGCGAAGCCTATACAGGTGATATTATGATAATTAAAGATAAATTTATTGAAACAAGAAGAGCATTTGCTCCTTTGAACGGTATATCTCATATCTCTTGGTCGCATCATCAAGACGGAGAATATGATGTTAAATTACATTTAGGAAATGACCGAATCATTCAAAGGATGAACAAAGAAGAATTAGACGAATTAATTCTAGAATTTAAGTCTGTGGATAGAAGTAACATTAATCCCGATAGGCCAATTCTACAAGATTCTATCGGAAAACTATACATGGAGAATGGTTTTTTAGAACATTCTCGTAAATGGTCTGTGGACTTAACAGAAGTAGAATTTATTTCGTATAAACAGAATGAAGAAAATTTTACATATTTTGTTAAACTTCACATTATGACTAAGGAAGTGCGTATTTATTTAGATACGATAGAAGAAGTTGAGCAATTAATTCAAATTTGGAAACAATATAGGTGATAAAAATGGGACTAGCAGATAAAAAAGGAAATGCAAATACAATGGACTTTGGGGCAAAACAAGAAGAATTTAATAATCGCTTTCGGGCGTTGATGGAAGAGAAAAGAAAGAACCGTAAATCTCGTCTTGTTCTTGGTCTTTGGGGAGAACCGAAAACTGGAAAGACGGGGATTGCTCTTGATTTTCCCGACAGAAAGATTTATGTTCTTGATTGGGATAGCGGCGTGGAATCTACATGGATTGAATGTCATGATGCAACAGAGCGAATTGAAGTTTTTGACCCCATCGTTCAAGATAAAGATAACAAAATTGATATTACTGTTTCGGAAAACAATTCACATGATTTTATCCGGTATGTTCGTGGTAAAATTGAAGAGGGAGAAAATCCTATCTTTGTCATGGATGGAGTAGATACATGGTTTGATAAGTGCATTTATAAGGTTAATCCTAATCCAACGACAGTAACGAAAATGATGCCCTTTCAGTATGGTGCTAGGAATAAAACCTTTTATCATTTGCTTGAGGCAATTTTTCAATTGAAGTGCGATGTTATCTATATTACTCACGAAACTGAAAAATATGTAGATAATACTCCTGCTGGTATTCAGCCAGCATGGAAAGATTGGGGCGGTAAATTGGAACAAGAGATTTATTGTTCTAAAAAGAAAATCAAGGGCGAGATTCATTTTATTGCTGAATTGATTGGTTCAAGGACTCACGGAAATAAAGTCGGAACTCGCTGGACTGTTCGTGAAGGAACGCCACCTAATATCGTTTGGAACGGTATTCCCGATTTGCAGGAGGGTAAGATTTGACTGTTAAATATAAATTAGTGGAAATTAAACCTACCGATAAGGTTTCTTTTCTAAAAGGAAATAGAGAAGTAAATGAAAAAATGGTAGGAAAAATTATGAAGAGCATGGCCGAATACGGCATTCTAACTTGTATTACCGCAACAAAATATAATGGGAGATATTTCATTATTGACGGCCAGCACCGCTTTAGTGCGGCTAAAAAATTAGGGGCGAGTATTCCTGCTATTATTATCCCAAGACAAGCAATCAATGTTATTGTTGATTTAAATACAATCCAAAAGAATTGGGGATTGGATGATTATGCTGACTTTTTTGCTTCAAATGACGATAAAGACTTAGCCCTACCCTACGCCACGCTTAAGCAAATTAGAGAACAAACTGGATTAAACTATACTGCGTTAGTCAAAATATACAGCACAGTAAGCATGGCTAAGTTTAAGCGAGGAGAATTAGTTCTTGATAGTTTTGATTTTGCAGAAAGATTTATGGGTTATCTTATGGATATTTCGGATTATGTTCCGTTCTTTAATAATGCTAGATTCATTCTTGGATATATTCATATTGCGAAGCATGAGCAATATAGCCACGAAAGAATGATGGCGAAGTTGAAGTTGAACGATAAGAAGAAAAAATATCTTTTGGACGGAGAATCAAAACCGACTTCTTATGGTCGCCTAATGCAAGACATCTATAATATGCATCAAAAGAACGATTTGGTTATGTTTAGGAAGTGGTGAAATGAAATTTACAACAGAACACCCAAATTTAATTTTTGACGCTATTAAAAAAATGGAAGTCAAAGGAAAATATTTGAAAGAAGGAGGACTCCTATCTGGAAAACTAAAGGACTATTTCTATTGTAGTCTTAAAGGAAACTTGCTTTCTTTTTGGAATGGAAATACCACATTCGTAGTTAATTATGATGTGCAAGTTACAGGAGAAGAAGACGGTGAATTTTTTGGTAGTGTATCTAAAATACTAGATTATATGAAAAAGTTTGAAGGTGAAACACATTTTCATGTAGGAGACTTTATTTCTATCAAGGATTCTAGAAAAGTTGCGTCTTTACCAAAAGTTGTTAATCATCCGGATTGGGCTTCTATTGAAAGAACAAAAGGAATGCTTGCTCATATTTCATATGAAGCAGAATTACAAAACAAGTTTTCTTTTGGGAGCAAAGAATTTGAAGGAGTATTTCAGACCTTTGGAAAAGACTTCAATGAAAGCATTTCATTTCTTGAATTATGTAGGAGCGGAGTCTATCGTTTAGATTTTGATGGAGAAGGTTGCACCTTTGGTTCTTCTTCTGGAATCCAAAATTCAACTTGTAATCTTGAAATAATTCAGGCAATTGGCGAAGCCGCCACGCTAGAATACACTAGCCCTTTACATTCCTTCTTTGATAAGAACGAATTAATTAACTTTTATGTGCGGGATGATTTCCCAATCTTAATTGTTTCCCACAATAAAAAAGTATTGAAAGCCCCATATACGGCAGGTAATTAAAATGATAATTAGTAGATGTTTAGACAACCAAACCATTTATACTTCTTGGAGAGAAAACGGAGAAAAGAAAATCGCAGTTGAATTATTTCAACCGTATTTTTATATTCCGGAAAATGCACCAGAACCTTCTTCCTATAAAATTGGAAGAGCGGCCACCCGCCCCTTTTCTTATGAAAGGGGAGACTGGGTAAATCTCAATAAAGAAAAACTTAAGCGAGTTTATGTTGAACAATCAACAGATATTTATGCCGCTAAGAAAATGTGGCCTAAAACATACGAAGCAGATGTTCCTTATCATTTCCGATATGCAGTTGATAAAATCAATGAAATGCCCGAATACGATATGAGAAAGTGGTATTGGGATATGGAATGGCAACAAGGTGGAGAACACCACGATAAAATTACTACTATTGTAATGTATGATAATTATGATAAAGAATACTATCAATGGGCTTGGTTTCCTAATTATGAAGGAGAAGAATATTTGTTCTTTGATAATGAAAAAGAAATGATTGAATCCTTTATTCGGGTTATGGTGGAAAAAGACCCCGATATGTTAATTGCTTGGTTTGGTAACTTTGCAGATATTCCCGTTTTGCTCAAGCGATGTTGTGCGTTGGGAATTAACCCTTTGCAATTGTCACCTATCGGGCGAGTAGAGGGCATTAAAAAGACCTCTACGGGCTTTGAATACACTAAGGGGAATGAAGGGTTCTCATCTATTCAACAACCCATAGGGGGGCGCATAACCCTCAATTTAGACCATGCTTTTGAAAGACAATGGAATGATTCACAACGAGGAAGTTTGCCTTCTTTGGCTTTAGATTATGTTGCGTCTTTGTTGTTTGAAGAAGGAAAACACCATGAATCTAAATTCACCGACCCTAACGAATTTTATCGTAGGGCATGGTTGGAAGATACAAAGAATTATCTTGACTACGCATTAAAAGATGTGGAACTTTTGGTTAGAATTGATGAAAGTAACTTTTGTAGTGAAGCAATTATTTCACTTCAGCGATTACTAAAAGCCCCATTTGATGCCTGTTTCTTTGCTTCTCATATGGGTTCAATTTATTTTATGAGAAACGCTTGGTGGAAAGCACCAACAGGAAAGAAAGTTGAAAAAAGACAAGAATATGAAGGTGCTATGATTTACGACCCACTAAGCGAAGGAACCAATGGTTTGCACCTTAATGTAGCCGCTTTTGATTTTGCTGGTCTATATCCTTCAATGATGATTGCACGAAACATTTCTTGGGAGACAAAATCTGTTGAGCCAACTGAGTTTGGAGTTAATATTCTAACTCCTAGAGATTTCAGCGATGTTAAACATGAACAAGTGCTATATTACAAAACAGACAAACTCGGCTTGTTGCCGAGAGCCGTTCTTGAGTTGAAGGAACTCCGCAACGAATATAAACGACTGATGCGAGAGGCGAGAGAAACGGACAATGGCGAATATGCGAAGTGGTATAACAATCAAATGGCTGTTAAGAGATTAATGGCTTCTTTCTATGGTATTGTTGCCTTTCAAGGATTCGGTTGGGCTGATGTTGATTTAGCCGCAAGTATCACGGCCAGCGCAAGAGAAGCAATTAGATTAGCCGCATTTGCAGCAAAGGAGATGGAAATATGAAAGAATGTAAAAGATGTAAAAGACGACGGGCCGTTCACCCAATACACGGATATTGCTGGAATTGTTATAGACAATGGAGATGGGAAAATGAAAACTAAATATGTAACGATTAAAGTATCATATGATACAGAAGAAACTTGGGATATTACTTTACAAGAAGTAAAGGAGTTATTTCAAATGATGAATAATTTAAAGCGTCATGCTATCATTATAGAAGTTGAACAAGGTGTTAATCGTGATGATGGACAGGACGAATGAATTACTGGAAGAGTTGCTAGCCATGATAAATAGAAGCAACAAGATTTTGATGATGGTTAATATAGTAAATATTGCGACTATCATTACGCTACTGGTGGTGGTATTATGAGAGATGAAGAATTTTATTTTGAAGCATTAAAGGAAATTAAGAAAATGAAAGAACAGTTAGAAAACGAATTAGAGGACATGGAAATCAAACTTCGTTCTCTTCAATTGGTTAAGAGGCAGATTATGGAACTCCAATATGAAGTTGCTAAAATACAAAAAGAACCTGTTGGTATGCTTTTTTCTTTAGGGTGATTATATGAAAGTAGTATATGGACACACAGATTCAATTTATGTGCAAATTGATTCTGTTGAAACTGCTGAATCTGCAATTAAGCAGATTGAGGCAAAAGTGCGAGAGCATTTTCCTAATGTAATGGGACTGGAAAATCATCCTGTTGTTCTTGAATTTGAGAAATACTATTCTGCTTTGGGTGTTGGAACAACAAAGAACCGCAACGCTGGATTAGTTTCTTGGGAAGATGGAGAATGGTTAGATAAGCCAAAGTTTAGTATGACTGGTTTTACTGCAAAGCGTGTTAGTGAAACTAAATTAGCAAAAGAAGTGCAAACTAATACTCTTAAAATGTGGGTTGAACAAAAATCTTATGCAGAAATTACTAAGTATTTGCATGAAACCTTTAGCGCAGTAAATAACGGTGAAATTCCTCTTGCTTCTATTATTAAGAGAAGTCGTCTAAGACAAAACAGATTTACTGTTAAATGCCCCGATTGTAACACTAAATATAATTTAAGAAACTGTTCTACTTTACCGCACAAAGTTTGCGAAAAGTGCGCTACACCAACGAAGCAATTCACCACTCTTGAAGGAAAGAAACCTACTATTGGTTCAGGAATTGCTGGTGTTTTATACGCATGGGAAAAGAAAAACACTAATTTTGATGACTCTTATCTCTTCTTAAAAGTAAAGAGGGTAAATGATTTCTATACCCATCCTTTAACTCAAGAAAAGCGAGAAGTTGAATACTTATCAGGCATAACCTACGAGGATTTTGAGGGTTGTAGTCCCGATTGGGACTTCTATTCTCAACAGGTGGTTAAGAAGGCCGACCCTATTTTCAAGGCGATGGGGTGGGATATAGCGTCTATACGGACGGGAAAAATACAAGCAAGCCTTGACGAATGGTGGTGAAAAAATGAATACAGAAGAAAAATATGAAGCACGAATTAAATCAATGAGAGAGTTCACTTACGATTGGTCGCCAGAAAATTATGACGACCCTTCAAAACCAATTTTGAAGATTAGCAAATCTTCTCTTGTTGGTGCTTTTTCTTGGTGTCCAAAGAAGTATGACTTCTCATATATTCAGCGTTTGCCTCAAGACCAAACCGAGGCCATGAGGAAAGGAACTATTCTTCACAATAGCAGGGAAGCGTTCTTTGATGAGTTTGATATTAAGAAAGCAGAACAGATGAACAATTCTGAAGTGCTGGAATACTGCACTTCTCTTATGCCTGTTGATGATTATTTTGACATTTCTTTGACGGTTGCTGCTTTTGAAGCACAGCGATTTATTGAAGCAAGAACGGAAGATAGAGTCCATGAGTTTTTACCTGTTATTAATGAGAAGAAGTTTGATTGTGAATTTACTCTCCGAAAAAATACGAGTAAGAAATATCCATTACAACGAGATTATGTTATTCGCCTTCAAGGTATTATTGACCGTGTATTTATTGAGAACGGCAAACTTATTCCCTTTGAATATAAAACAGGAGGTTGGAAAGAATCTAAAGCATCTTCTATGCGTCAAGAAATGGCCTTTTATCAGTTGATGATTGAAAATGCACCCGAAGAAGTTTTAGAAAAACACGGTTTAACAAAAGACATGGAGGTTAGTCATTGGGGCTGGTATTATCCTGTTGCTAATCACATTACGGTTGAACCTGTTAAGAAGCAATCAATGACAGCACTATTGAATAATATGGCTAAGTTAGTCTATACTTATGAACAAAGAGCATTTGAGGAAGTAGATTTCCCTGCTATTTTTTGGAGACAGACCTGTTCCCAATATTGTTCTTATTATGGTATTTGTCCTGCGGCTCAAGAGGATGCTTGGTTATGATAAAAGGAGGTGAAAAAATGGTTGATTTAAAGAAAACAAGAGAAAATTTTAAGAGAGACACTAGGAGAGCATATAGACTGAGACAGGCTACTATGGAAAAAATAGGGGTCAATTCCTATGAAGATTTTTTGATTGAAGAACTCATCAAAAAACATTATGCTCAATTCTCGCACATTGATTACGAAAAATTATTGGAGGCTCTTTTAGATGAAAGAATTAATTGAAAAGAAAGTCCTGTCAAGAAATTGGACATTTAATGAGATTTCAAATCTTAATGATACAGTAGTATCTTTATCACAAGATATTTATTCAGAAATGACGCTCATTGAAAAATTTAAACTTGTCCAAGATTTGAGAATCAAAGAGGACTATGTGGGAGCATATTTTGAAGATGTTCTCAAACTTACTGTAATGACAGTATTAAATGGCGAAATTGCTATGGTAATGAAGCAATTATTGAATGGTGCAACAATTAGTTTTGGAGGTAATAATAATGAAATTTCCGAGGGAAGTATGGGCGGGGAGCCACATCAAGAACGCCCCACAAATGAAAAGAAAAGTCGTCTTAGCGAGGAATGATTATGCTGACTTTATTAATGCTCAAAATAACAGGACGAATGTATATACTACTGTCTATGACTTTGAACATTTTTCGGAAAAAGCAAAAATAGAATCTTCTGTTATTATTGATAGAGTTTTTCTTGATTTTGATGCACATGAAAATGACTTAGATTTGGCTTGGAGGGATGTTAAAGTGGTAATGCAATTAGTCCATGCAAAAGATTATTTGCATACTCTTTTCTTTTCAGGTCGTGGATTTCATTTGTTTTTATTTGGTAAGAGAACAAAGAATATGAGAAATGTTCAAACCTTTTTCCGAGAAATTAAAGCATATCTTTCTTCAAAAGTGGGTAGCAAAAATAGTCTTGATGATAGGGTAGGGCAAACTACGAGATTGCGCCGTATTCCAAACACCGTTAATATGTCATCTTCGGATGATAATGGTAATCCTTATTATTGCATACCTTTAACACGGTTTGACCTTATGTGTGAAATTGAAGATATTCTTGAAATTGCGAAAGAGCCTCGCCTTATCCCCTTCCAAAAGGACGGAAAAAACGAGGTGTTGTTTCCCGATGCACCCCCTATGGCGACGATAGAGGGAGAGATTTCTGTCCCAAAAACAGTAGGAAAACTCCCAATGTTGCCTTGTTTGCATAATGCAGTAATGACGGAGAATCCCTCCCATATGTCAAGGGCTTACCTTGTTTCATGGTATCGTGATTTGATTTCAGGCTACCGTGATTTGATTTCAGGACAACAAAAAATGCAAACACTTGAGTTAGTCGTTGAAGAACTTGAAAGAGTATTTGCTAATTCTGATTCTGTTTGGTTAGATTGGGATAAAAACGAAACGAGAAAACACGCAAGATTTACAGTATTCAATAACTACAATACTCCCCATTGTGATAAATTAATTAGTGAAGGATATTGTGTAGGTAAATGTTGGAGGTTCCCCGATGCTGATAATTGATTCAAGAGAAAAATCAAAACTAGCCAAACTAGTTATGCAGAAAGCAAAAGGATTACAGATTCCTTTTGAACAGCGTTGGATTGAGATTGGTGATTATGTTTATGATGATATTTGTTTTGAAGCAAAATCCACGACTGATTTCTTAGGTTCAGTAATGTCAAAAAGATTATGGACTCAAGTTGATAATATGGATAGACATTACAAAACAAATGTAGTAATTATTCATGGTAGTCTTGATGAAGCAATTATGAATGTTATTGAGAACTCTCCTAGCAAAATGCCTATCGGAACAAGAAGTATTATGTTAAACAATAAGTTTCTTGGGGCAATAGGTAGACTTATTCTTGATACGGATATTAAACCAGTATGGGTAGAAACAGAAGAAGAGGCCGCACTTATTATCACGGCAGTTAGCAAAATGAAACCAATGACAAGAGATGTAATTGCACCTCAAGTATTTAAAAGATTAACAACCGATGATTTAAGACTTGATTTATTGTCTAGCATTAAAGGCGTTTCAATAAAGAAAGCAAAAAAATTAATAAAAGAATTTGGTTCTATTATGGAAATAGGTGAATGTTCAGCGTTTGAATTACAAGCCATTGAAGGTATCGGAGAAACCTTAGCCAAAAGAATTATCTCCACATTAAACTCAGAAGAGAAGGTGAAAATATGAATGAAGAATATGATGAAGAAGAATATATGGAATTACTTGAAACCAATGCAGGTGTTTTTAGCGAAGCCTTACCAAGAATTGTTAGAGAGTTTCAATCATCAGCAGTTGAAGTATCACACTATAATGATATTCCTGCTGGTATTTGTTTTTTCAATATTTTAGGTCAAATCGTGAAAGATTTTATCACGATTCCTAATGGAAGAAACCACGAAGATACTAGAATACATTTTTGTTGGGTGCAAACTAGTGGAACTGGGAAATCTACAATGTGGAACTTTGTTGGGCCTGTTGCTGAAAAAACATTTGCTATGATTAATTCTAGCAACAAACACCCTCCGTTTGTTCGTAATAACTTACCTATGAACCGCATTTTCAATACTTTCGGCGTGACGGATTATACTGATTCTGTTCTTATTGGTGGCTATGACAAAGAAATGAATGATGAGGATGAAGTTGAATTTGTGCGAAGGCCTGGAGTTTTAGAAGGAAATGGGCTTGCTCATTGGGATGAGTTTGAATATTCTGGTATCTTTAAACAAAGCCAGCACAAAGAAAACTCAATTGTTTATCTAAATACTTTGATGAACTCATTAGCAGGTGAGTCTTGGATTATTTCTAAGGCTTTGACTTCCTTTGGTGGTATGATTATGGAATGTTTTTGTGAGCGTTCTGTTTTGGCTATGACTTATCCGCCTAATAATCTAAACGATGTTATGGCTGAAAAGGGTGTTCTTCAAAGAATGCTTTTGTATGTTTGGGAAGTGCCTGAGTTTATTCAGCATAAAATGCGTCTTGAGCAAATTGAAAAGGCTGGAACTATTGAAGAAGTAAATCAACCAATTGATAAATATGCAAATGCTATCTTTAAGATTTATGAACTTACTCAACAACGATTTAATGAGGTAGGAGGCGACCCTCTCAAAACAATGCGTTATACTGAAGATTTCAACCAAGTGTTAAAATTAGAATATGAAAGCATGAGAATGTATCTTCATAATACTCGCCCCGATGTTGCTAAAATTGCAGGTAATTTTACTACCCGTTTAATGAAGATTCTCTATAAAATGTCTGTTCTTTGTAGTGTGGCTTCTGCACCTTCAATTAAGAATAAAGACCAACAATTTGTTGTTACGGGGCATAATGTCCGTCAAGCGGCAACAATCGTCCGACAATGTTATATGACATTGGTAGATTGGCTAGAGCGAAGCCTCCGAGCGAAGCGCAAGAGCATAGCCGAGAACTCGCTTGAATCAGTCTTTATTGATGTTTATACTAAAATGAAGAAAGATGACGAAGGTTTCGTCAATAAGACAACTCTCTTAACAGAAGTCCGAACAAAGGCTAAGAAATCAAGAGCGCAAGTGTATAGACATTTTGATGTAATTAGACACAAGTTTGAAGAACAAAAAGGGTCAAATAACAGGACTTATGTTAAGTTAATTAGGAGTGATGAAGAATGAAGTGGGAAAACACATACCTAGTGTTTCAAGTTGAGAAAGGGCCAAAAGTGATTATTGATACTTTAAACACTTATGGTGAAGATGGTTGGGAATGTTGTTCTCAATTAATCGTAGCAAATAAGCAGATTGTCTGCTTTTTGAAGCGAAGAACTGACCTTGATGAAGAACCAAAGGTGAACAAGGAAGAAGAAAAGATTAGTAAATTGTGGTCTAATGGTGAATGATATGTCAGTATTGGCTATTGACCTTGAAACTAAAAATATGTCTTATGACATAGGCGGCTTTGGTAATACCCATATGTTTCAAGTTTCAACCGTTGCTACTTGGGACGGTAATACAGGAACAGTTTATGTGGATGAATCCGTTGATTCATTTGCTAAGTCGGGTCATAATATCAAACCCCTATCTGAACTTAAATATGATTTAGATAATCATTTTCAAAAGGGAGGGCTATTGTTAGGACATAACATTAAGGCTTTTGATTTACCTGTTCTTCGGGACTCAATGGACATTTATTGCATCAATAAATATATCAAAGAAGAACAGTTTATTGATACTTCAAAAATCCTTATGAAAGAACATGGTGAAAGATTTCAATTAAAAAATCTTGTTAAATGCACTATGAATGATTTTAAATTAATGGAAAGTGCCGATGCACCTAGATTATGGAAAATGGGTCAATATGATGAAGTAGTTGAGTATTGTATGAAAGACACACAGTTAGTTTATGACCTTTGGAAATACGGACAGAATAACGGTATCGTTAAGGCTTTTTCTTTAGAACATGGAGAACACAAAGATTTGGAGGTGAATTGGTAATGACGACTTGGGAATGGATTGGTTTGATTTTCTTTTTAATCATCTTAATGCTTCTCTTCTTCGCAGCATTCGGTGGAACTAATATCACCGATGAAAGCGTTGAAGAATACATGAAGCGTTTGATGGGCGAAGAGAACCAAAAGTGATTATATGGCTTTAAAACAAGAATGCTTCTATTGTCAAGAAAAGACAGTAGCAAGAAGACTTCTTGGTTTTTATGTCGGTTCAACAGAACAGACAAAATTATGGGAATGCCGAGCCTGTAAAGCCATTTGGTCGGAAAAAACAAATTGAGGGGAGCGTATGCTCCCTCTCCTTTTTTTTGGATTTTTTTCTATGGCCTATTTTAAATTCGCTTATTACGAATTTTGTTGGGCTAAATGAGAGCATTTCCGCATTTTAGAAAGGCGACCCCCCTTGCATTCAATACCACAATCTCGGCCAATAAATGCAACGCAAAAGTTGGTATTGTTTAGCCAAATACTCACAATTTGTAAGCCATCCATTCAGTTCCGCTTAAGCATATAACTTCCCAAATATCGCCAGCCGCACCTGTTGGAGTAGTTTGTGATAAAATTTCATAGGGAGTAAATACTGGAGTTCTAGTAACATCATACAATTGGTCACCACTTTGAACATCAATTGTTAAACTTCCTGTTCCAGTAACGGGAAGAATTAATCTGTAAATTTGTCCCGTTCTTGCAGAAGAAGCAGAAGGCAAATTTAAAGTCAAATTGTTTCCGATAGGGTCTAAAGAAGCAAGAATAATATAATCTTCATCTGTAATATCATAAGTATTAAATGGAGGTGGGGCGGCCACTTGTTCAACTAAATTCACAACTAAGCCTTTTGTTTTAGAAACGCCACTTACATGAAGTTCTGCATCGGGAGCCGCTACATTGATTCCGACACCATCTTGACTTCCATCAACAACCAACATATTGACATTATTATCAGACTCAACTCTAAAATCAACACTAGCCCCTGCATCATTAAAAACAACATTTCCTGCAACAGTTAAAGCACCTGTTAAATCTAATGTTGATTCTCCTTCAACTGCTGAAATAGCCCTTGCCCCAGTATGATATAAATTAGTTGAACCTTCGCTTAAATCATCAGTATCTTTTGTAGCGAGCCTAGTATCAAAGTCTGTATTAAATGAAGTGTATGCGGATAAGTCTGCGATGCTTTGCGGAGTTACAGTTTTTAAAGTGTTATCTGTTGCGTCTTTAACATATATTCTATCGTTTGTTCCGTCTAAAGTAACATCTGTTGGCCCAGTAACTAAGATACCGTTAGCATCAGCAGTAATAGTTCCTTTTTCAGTATAGCCTGAATTATTATAACCAATACTTAGCGAATTTTCAGTTTTATTAACTGTTAAATACTGAATGGGCATAGGATTTGCCCCATCATATGTAATCATAGCAATAATAGTGTCTCCTGTTGTTATTGAAGGAACTTTTTGATTTGTTTCAGTAGCGGTAGGGGCTCTTAAAACAATATTATTTGAAGAATTTACAACTAACAAATGATAACCGTTAGTGTATGTGGTAGTTAAGGTTAAACTGGAAGGAGTAGCAACAATTGAAATACTTTTACCATCTCTAAAAATTACTCCTGATGAAACATCAATAGATGTGGCGGAATTAATCGTGATATTAAATCCACTAATAGCATAATTTTGACCTAATCCATCTGATAAGGCCTTAATGATTCCCGTATGGGGAAAATCTGTTCCATCAGTAATTTGGTTTGGTGTTCCTGTTGTGCTTTGTCCATAAAAATTTGGGTTATTCACCATTTTACTCAACCTCCAATAATACAAATAGTTCTAATACTTCAGTAGTAGAGAAAGGGCCGACTCCATCAAAGTTAATTCTATAAACCAAATCGCTTCCATTAAACAAACCTAATTCACGAATTACCTTTCCTTGAATAGAGTTACCATCAACACTTACTTTTACTTCTAATACATTCAAATCTGATTTTGTAATAGTAGGTGTTAAAGTAAGACCTAAAGGAACATCTAAAGAGGTAGCACTAGGGCTAGTTGAATTACCTCCTAATCCTATATCAGCAGAATCAAATAAATTATCTTTAATATAAGAAGCAACAAGAGTTTTAAGTTCATCTGTTATCATATCAAATCTTCCTCCAGTAAATCAGTTATTGTAGTTATTCCTGCATTGAATCCAAATGGTGTTGTAGCAGTATTGAAGGCCGTTCCAAAACCGAGAGTTGCTCCGCCCGATGATTCCGTCTTGCGAATCTCCAATTTAAGTTCTTTGGTGTCAAGCGTATTAATGAAATTATATGAAATTTCATTGGAAGTTAATTCATTACTTCTAAGGGCGGCTTTTGTTTCTTTACTAGAAACCAATAATTCTGAAAAAATATCTGACAAATCTTTACTATATCTTCCTAATTCTAATTTAATGAATCCTTTAAGTTGGTGTTCCATTTCTAATACAATATATTTATTCATTTCAATATTTTCTCTAGGAATAGATACATTTACAATATCACCCACTCGTAGTTGATTTATTCCTTTATTTTGCATAGTAAATGAAAGTTTCTGATTAAGACTAGAATGAAGGCGTAAAAGTTTAGTGGCTTTTTTATCTACTTCTTCTTGAGTAATTAAGGTATTATCTACGACTTCTAATGTTTTTCTTCCTCTTTTTTGTATTGAACGCAAGTCTTTACGAGTTGCTTTGTGAACATTTCCATAAACAATAATTTCATTAAAAAAGTCAAAGAGAGTAGAAACTTTTTCAAAATCACTAATTAAAAAATTATCGCTATCATCAATTGTAATATTTGTTTTTACTGAATTTTCATCATCTGGGAAAATTTTAAACACATTATTTTCTTCAATAAGTTTCATTTCTTTTCTATCAAGAATATATCGGATTGCAGAATATAAGTTTATGCCTTGATAGTTAGGTGCTAAATACATCGGAACATCAGTTGAAGTAGTTGTAAATTCAATTCCTTCCTGTTCAAGCAGTTCATTTATTAAATCTTCGCCTTCAAGACCAATACTTACAGTTGAACCAATACAGGCTCTATTAGCATCAATTTTTACTTCTTGCTTAGATGTAACTAAAAAGGTTTCAGAAACAGAAACAACTCCATTTAAATTATAAATATTTGAAAAATTTAAAAGTCCTTCGTTATTCATATTTATTTTTATTTTTTTACTAGTATTTCCGTCACTAATATGCAAATCATGTTCCCCTTCGCTTAAAATATCATCTATAAAGTTATCTACATCTTTTATGACAATTCCATCATCTGATGATTGTTTATCTAAATCAATAGCAACAAACATAGATAAAATCCCCTCATCTCCAAAGGTATATGTATCTCTGTAATCTGTGGTTTCTTTCAAAAGGTAATTATCTTTAATATTATAAATTTCATTTTTATTTGCTATTTTAGTATATTTATTATTTAAAGTATTTAGTTCAATATCTTTAGGGAAAAAAGAATATGAAAAAGTTTCATTTGGTTGTAAGATACGATAATTTGTTTCATAACTTAATTCAATATCTGTAATTAAGTGAAAGTGATTATCTGTTGTATTATCTGGTTCATGAGAAATAACATAAATTAGTTCCTCTGTTCTTAAACCATTAACGCTCCTTGAATCAGCACTATTGGCGATACTAGATTCAAACAATTGTCCTTTTTCTGCTACAAGATAACAACCTGTTAAATCAATAAATTTTAAAAATGAATTTGCATGACTTTGGTTACTAGTGCATCTAATAATTGCTTTGTAAATATTACCGTTTGATGAAGAAATTGTTGTAGAAGATTGTAAAATGGGATTAGTTTCAGTAGAAGCGTCAATTTTTAATATAGGTTTAAAAACCATATATGCCCCATCAATTCCTTGACTATCATAATTAGTAGTAGAAGTTGATTTTTCTGTTATACTATCATAAGACTTAAAGTGTTCACTTGTTTTAAGAACAAGTCCTTCATAAGAACTGGGTGAACCCGCAGTATCTTGATGATAACCTCCACCAATAATAGAAGAAGTGGTAGCCCCTACATGAGCAGGATATTTTCCACCATCTTCAATACTAAATCTATCTAAAACAACTCCTTTCATATTATTATATGTATTTTGATGGCTAAGAAAATCATGCAATACTTTTAACTCATAACCATCATATGAATTACTAAACCCTAAGTGAATATAAATAGGAAGAATTATTTCGGAATCTGTTGCTAAAGAAACAACACCAGTTGCTTGAGGAATAATTACTGTTTTTAAAGGATGAGGAGTAGAATCTAAATTGTCGAATTTATATGAATTAACTTTGTTTCTTCCTTTAATTTCTTTTTGAGTGGTAGTTATTTTAACACACGAAGTCGCAATAGAACCATTATCTGTTAAATAAATAAGAGTAGAAGTGTTATAAGTAGAACCTGAAACAAATGAGTCTATTTTACAAATATAATTTCCATTAGTGTCATAAATTTCATCTCCGCTACTTAAAGCGGGACTAGGGTTAGTAACAAAAGTAATAGTTGAAGAAGTTACCGAAGAAATATCAGGCAATACTACAACATCAAACGCTAAGGGAATATCTGCATATCCTCTTGTTTTTTCTTTTAAGTTTTTTTCTGGATTAACAGGATTAAAAAAACAATCATAACAAACTTCTGTTAATCTCATTAAACCAAATCTTTTGATAGAAGAAATATCTAAATCACTATTAAAATTAAGGTCTTGGAAATTAGCATCAGATAATTGTTCATTAGTATTTACCAAAAATAAATTATAGTTGTTTAAGTTTTTGTTTCCCGACATAAGACTATCTGTTCTTTTTGAAGAGTATGGTAATAAATCATAATTAACATACAAAAATAGTCTTTGGGCAGAATCATCTAAAAAGGTATGACTTCTACTAATTAATCCTAATTTATAATCATATTTTATGAAAGCATTTTTTGTTCGGGTTTTATCAATTCTAACATCAGTTAAGTTAGAACCATAAGTGCTAGTTTGTGCCCTATAATCAATAGAAAAGGTTCTAAAGGCTGAGTCTGTTTTATCCCAGTTAATTATATTATTAGTTTCAGAATAAGGAGATACTCGGTAAGCACTTGTTAAATAATTTCTTTTTGAAGGAGAGTCATATAATTTTCTATCTGCTTGGTTAGATGAGGTCATATTTCCTACATTAGAACCAAAATTTCCTTTAGAAAATTTAATAGGGTGATAAATAAAATTTCCATATTTATTGCTATAGTGTCCAGAACCATTTGTATTTTCAATATTAAATCCTATTGTGCCTAAAGAAGAATCATTTTTTGGATGAATTAATCCTATTGTTTTGCCGCCCCATAAATGTTCACCGTTAATTGTAGCAACATTATGTATTTTAACATTAGCAGTATAAATTTTTGAACTTAAAGGTATATCGCCAACTGCTCTATCTAAGTAGACATTAAAAACACTTCCAGAAGAACTGGTTAGATTAACTATTTCTAATACTTTTCCTATGTAAATTTTATTTTCTCCCATAAATAAAGGAGTATCTTTTATTAATGTATATGCTGTTGAAGAGGTTGTAGTAAAAACAAAATCATTTGTTCCTGCTTGACTTGCAGAAATAGTTGCTACTTCAGTAAAAGTGTATTCATTTTTATAGTCATGATATTCGGCTAATCTTCCTAAAGTGATTGGAATATATGGAGATAATTCTAATTGGGTAATATTTTCTTTTTTTGTGATAGAAACTACTTCAAAATCAATTAAGGTATTAATGGTATCAAAATTAGAATAAGCATCTGTTCCATGCTCATCCTTTAATCTAGTTTGAAAATTTAAATCATTAGATATAGAAGAAGGTGAATTAATAGCGTAGCCTATTGCCTGTGAACCAGAATTAGAACTTGTCCCTACTAATGCATTTTCTTCAACTCCTGTTAAAATATTAATTTCATTTCCAGACTTAAAAACTAAACCCTTATTTGCAGAACCCGTAAGAGTGCTGGGTTTTATGCTATCTAAGTGTGATGCTCCTAATGCCTTTGATAATATATAATTTTTTACATTTCTATTAACAAAAATTTCTCCAGAATAAGCAATATTATCTGTCGTTTTTAAATAAATTTTGTATGTTATTCCAGTAATTAGTTCAACAGTTTGGACTTCCCCAATATAAATATCAGTAGTAAAAAGATAATCTCCTACTACTGGTAATTGATTTAAGGAAGTAGTTCCCGTTGAAATCAACCTATCGCCCTTTGAAGCATCGTCAGTAGCCGCCACACTAAATGAAGTTGATGTTTTAATAGAAGTTAATTGGTTATAATAACTTTTAGTAGAATAAATAATATCTTCGCTAAACAAAGTATTTAAATTTACAACAGGAGAAAGTAATTTGCTAAATTTATCTCTGCCTTGAATTTCCATAATAGTTTGTCCATCTTCTTTTCTGCTTTCAATATTTTCAACTTCACCGTTAAATCTCTCAATAAAAATTTGATATTGTCCTTTAGTAAAACTTAAAGCGTTAGAGGTATATGAATCATCATCAAAAGATAAAGTAATCATTCCTTTAACTGCATCACAAGCAGTAATTGTAGCAAACCTTTCATTATGATTTAATGATGTAAAAGAAACATACATCTTGCTAAACCTTCCATTCAGTAGTGAAATATCAAGCATAAGTGTCCCATTTGTTGCGTTATATGCTCGCCGTTGAAGCACATCTCCGCTTGATGGGGTCGTTGCTGATGAAGCAAAAACTCCCTCGCTCTCGGTTCTCACATAGGGGTCTGTGCCGTCATTCTCAACTGTGATTGTTTGGGTATTTCCCGACAGGGAACCAAAGTCCTCAATGATGAAAATATTGTTTCCTAATTTAATTTCATCTCCATCATTTAATACATCTTCTAAATCATATTCTGTATCAAAGGTATATACATTACCTGAATTAGAACTATAAGTAGCCTTAAGAGAAAAGAAACTATTTAATTCACCACGATGAATATTATGCCTTACCCTATAACTATAAAACTCTTTAATTTTACTAGGCATAATTCTTGCATTATCAATAATTAAAGTTTCCGCAAATCCTCCCTTTCCATCAATAGATTCAGTATTAGTGTGCTCAAATACATTATACAAAATATTTGATTTTGTAGGAGAATAATCATAATGTAAATATCTAGTAGGGCCAATATAATTAGGAGAATTAATTTCATCATCTAATATTCTGTTAGCATTAATATAAGTTTGATTAAAAACAGTAGTGTCTGCAACCCCTGTTCTGCCTTCATTTGAAGTATAATTGCTGGCTTGAAGAGAATCCAATTCTTCTAACTTATCTGTTAATTTAACTCTATGAGAAAATTTACTGTAATCAACAATTATATTACCAAAATCCTGAAGAGTCACAAATGTTTTTGATGGGTCTGTATTGTCCAAAGTATAAGAATTAGCCGTTCCGCATTCTCTAACAGCATAATATTTTGTATTATGATTTAGTTCATTGGGTTTATCTAACCCGTCATAAAAATAAAAGTGTGGCCGAGCAACCACCATTCTTCTCGCTAATTCATCCACTAGGTCTGCTGAATTATCTTGAAGTAATCCCAAAGAAATAGCAACAACATTTGTATTTTTAACCATTTCAAAAATAATGAATTTAGTATCTTTAGGGATTTCATTTCCCAATTTTGGTGTAAATTCAAAAGCATCTCCTTCTTCATCTTCTGTTTTTACTTCAGTAATTTTAGCAAAATGATGTTGAAATGGACTATCTGAATATAATAAGACAAAATAATCATTTGTGTTTAGTTGTAATTCACTAGGATTAAATCTAATTCCCTCGCTAGTTAGTGAATTAAAGCATTTGATTCTAAATCCTTTCGTTGTGTTTAGATTAGAATATTCTGAAACAGTTCCTCCCCATCCTTGAATAGAAATAGATGGGTTTCCAATAGATGTAATTGCAGTATAAATTCTATCTCCATCTGAAAAATCAGAAGTAGAAGAAGTCAATTGAGGATTTGTTGGTGCATTAAAATCATCACCTTGAATATTCAAACTCATTCGTCCACCTCCTCAAATCGCAAATATAAAACAGTATTGTTATAGTTCGGCATTAAGTTGTTAATAGCAGAAAATTCAGTTTTACGAATATTCATAATACTAAGTTCATGCAGTTCACCCATAAATTGATTATTAGTTGTGGCTGAATTAGCACCCGTTGTTCCACTACCATTTGCACCAATATAAAAATCCTCTGCTTCCATTGAGAATGAATCTGTTTGAGTATGAGTTCCACTTTTAACTATTCTTCCGTTAAAAAAGATAAGTATTTCTTTATTTGTATTATCCCAAGAACAACCAATATGATAAGTGTTATTAATATAACTAGGTTCTTGAATGTTTTTTATATACAAAATATCACCACTATTAATACTAATAGGTGAGTCAGCAGACAAAGTAATAACACTTCCTGTAAAAGAATCAATTGTTCCAATAGAAACAAATTCAGCATCTTGCCGAACAAATAGTTCAGCATTATCAAAAAGAGTTGAATAACCTGCGCTATAATTTACTGTTGTTCCCGAAGAACCACTTCCAGCAATTGAGTTTCTTCTATATAGCATCTTACCATCAGTATCAAAGCCCTGTAAATCAGCAGTTGTTTGATATTTGTATTGACTACCTTCATTTGGTAAAATAACTGCATTACTTGTAAAGTATTCCATCGGTGCAGTTCCTAATTTAATTCCTACTTTAATTTTATATCTTGCTGGATTATTTTCATTATGTAGAGTATCATTAACTAAACTAATTTGAAAATTAGTGCTATGAAAAATTCTCATCTCATGGTTAATACGATTCGCTCTTGGTAAATATAGTTCACTTTCATGATTAGTATGAGTTGAAGCAGTATATATTGATTCTTCTAAAGCAGACATGATTTTTTTACTATTTGAAACAATTCCTATTCCATCAGTATGGGTTTCTTTAGTTAAATTACCTGTTTCGGGAATTGCTATATCTCCGCTTGCACTATGAGTCCCATAGCCATTAATTTCATAAGGAGTTAATACACATTCAAAAGTAAAATTATCATCTAAGTCCCAAACACCGTAAGAAATACCTGTTCCTGAAGCAATATTATCTGAGTAGTCTAAAGTCAAAAAACCGTTACACATAACTGGAAAAACAAGCGAGCGTTGTTTTCCTGTGAAGATAGCATAAGACATTTTTACACCTCAAGGAAGAACAGTTGCTACGACAAACTCCATTGTAAAGGAAACTTCAACAGTTTCTCCACTCATGTCATAAGAAAAATTTTGAACAAATCCTGAAAGACCTGAAGAAGTTGAGGAAGTAGGAAATGGTTTAGCCAAAACAACATTTGTGTTATCTTTTTCTAAACCAATACCTCTTGAAGCAAAGGTTAAAGGAATGTTTCTTTCAGCAACTTGTGAGTAGTTTTCATCCACCATTGAAGGAATCAAAACGACTAATTCGTTAATTGCTTGATAAGAAGCCAGACCTGTTGAATCAACACCAGACGCAATCATTTGAGCCAATTCTTGAGGAGTAAAATTAAGAGAGTCTGGAATGCTTCCTGTTTTTGTGTGTGTTCTTTGAATATTAGTTTCAGTAATAAATCCATTTAAAGTGATTCGTTTATTTGACATACCTAAATCTAAAGCGACTGTTGCAGATTCTCCTGTTGCTAACCCACTTAAAGGAACAGGAATAGCAGGAATCGTTTTATCAACAGAAACGCTAACAGTATTTACTCTCAAAGGAATAGTATCAATAGAAGCACTACTTCCCGAATGGTTTTGCAGTTTTAAATAAACGAAATAGTCTGGCATTTATATCACCTAAATGTGCTAGAAGAAGTGCTTCTATTAATCTTTGAGTTAATCATCCGTCCAATTTCATCGGCCATTCTTCTCATTTCTGCTTTTGAAGAATCTTTAGCATTAATAGTAATGTTAAAATTATTTACTGTTCCGCTTGAGTTCATTCTTCTTGAATTACTGTTAGAATGCACTCTTGAACCTCTCGGTAATGAAACTAATTCTGGGCCTTTTTCACCAACAATAGCCATACCGTTATTAGCCATACCACCTGAAGCAAATAGTCCTATTCCTTTAATTTTTTTCCAAATCCATTTAACACCAGCCATTATAATAAAAACTCCTAAAACCGTTAAAGCAGCAGGAAGGCCAAAGAAGAAAGCAACAGCCGCAACAATAACTAAGGCCAATTTACCAAAGTTTTCTTTAAATCCTTTTACTGATTGTATTGCACCATTAAATAAATTTTCTATTGTTTTCCACGCTAAAGTAAATAATGCACTTGCAGTTACCCATAATATTCCTAAAGCAACCTGAACTAAGCCCCAAGCAATAGTAAAAATACCATCAAGCATTTGCATTAAATCTCCATTAATAAGACCCATAAATACATCTTTGACCCCTTCCCAAACATTTGCTAGTCCAGCAAGAAGTAGCCCTAAATTATTTTTAAATACATCAAATGCTTCTTTTAATGCTGGCCAAATTGTTTTTCTTAGGAGAACTACAACAAGAGCAATACCAGTTAAATACATCATACCAGTAATTAAGAATTGCATGACTGGTGTTTTAATTAGTTTAATAAATTGGTCTGCTATTGTTTTTCCTCTTTCTTTCATGCTCATATTATTAAATAAAATAGCACTTCGTAGAAATTTACTTCTTAACGCTCTTGTCTTAACTTGTGCTTTTAAATGCATAAGTTCTAAAAACCCAATCGCTTTTTGCATTCTTAAAGAAATTCCTGCCCCTGCACTCCCAACCGCCTCCTTTGTCTTTGTAAAAGCGGATTTTTGGGATTGAGAAACTTTAGTATCAACTCTTTTTTGTTGCTCGGCATCAAATCCGAAAAGGCTTCCGAAAACACCCCCTTCTTCTTGTTCTGCTTTAAATCTCTGTGCTTCTGCATCCTGTGTCTTAGAAAGCCCTATTCTTTCAAAAGCACCCCTAATATTTATTTTTCTACCTGCTTTACCAATTGTAGTAAAAATATTATTTGCATCTTCACCTTCTCCTGCTATTTGCCTAAGTGCTGCTGAAGTGGCTCTTAGGCTGGTTGATATTTTATTTACTGCTCTAAACATTCCAGGCGGTAAAAACCCATACATGATTTTTCTAGCAGTAGCGGCTTCAAATCCAAACACTTTAATTGTTTGACTTGAACTGCTCAAAAGTAAATCAAGATATTCCATTCCAGCAATAACTGTTCCAGTCTTGCCTTTAATTCCTACAATATCTCTAAAAGTATCAAAATTTTTCTTAGTCTGTGTGAGACTTGATGAAATTAAATTAAGTTCTTTACCTTCTTTCTTTAATCTATCAACTAATTTTGAAGAAGCCTGTCCTCTCGTTAAGGCAATCTCATTAGCCTTTTCGGAGACTTTATTTGCTTCTTTTGTAATTCTAGTTGTTCTTTGGAATTGTTTTTCTAAATTTCCTAGAACTCTATTCATTTCAACTAAGGCCGCATTGTTCGCAATAAGCGTATCAGTATATGTCGGCCTAGCCATTTAATCACCTAAGATTATTCATAGAACTTTTCGTTGCTTTGTCCATTTCTTCTGCTTTAATCTTTTCCGCTTCTGCATGAACTACTAATAAATCTTTGACTAAACTAACAGGCATTTGATATATTTCTAATGGGCTTATTCCAAGTGCTTGAGATAAAGAATAAACAACAGTAAGAGACACAATTTCAGGGTCAGAAGCCTTCCCCGTTAATGCGGCCCTTACTCGTCTTTTTTTCCTTCATCATCCTCCAACGCCATAAATGGATTTGGTAGGACTTCTTTTAATTGATTCCCAATATAGGGAGTGAGTCGTAAAATGTCAATTGCGGAAAGACTTGGTTCAGTCTTTACCACAAAGTTTTCAACCATGAATTTAAACATAGCATTCAAATCAATGTTCATGTCTTGACGCTTTGCATCAATCTTCATCATACTGTTCATGGCTTTGTCCACCTCAAGCCATGTGGGTTCTTTGACCCACACTTTGAGGTATTCATCGCTTTCGGGTGCTACACGAATATAGTGTAGTTTTGGCTCGGTTAGTGCAAATAGCACACTTTTATCTGATACAATTTTTCTGTTCAACATATTATCCACCTTTTATACCAACAAACAAACGGTGTTGGTGGAATATTATTTAGTTAATTTAGATTTCTTTTTAACTTTCTTTTCTTTCTTCATAAGGTTGCGAGCAACCTTTTCTTTATTTTTATCGTATGCAGAAGGCAGATAAATCACCCTTGTAGCATCCAATGAGTAGTAACTTCACAAAGAGAACAAGTTCTCGGCATAACTGTTGCTTCAACAACAATTGGGCCTTTATCATCAGCAATTGGGAAATTGTTTGCGCTGAGATAATAGTTTTGGAAGTTTAGGTTAATCTTCTCTCCTGTTGATTTTGTAAAAGTTAATTCAATAGTATTGCTGGTATCTTCCACTTGATTTAACAATTCATTGTATAATCTATCATCAGTCACATGACCAGTAAATGAAATCTCATAGGTTCTTTGTGCGGGAATAGCCTCCTGAATAGATTTGCTACCAACACCAAAAAATCTTCGGTCTTGAAGAGAATTGTTCATGGTTAGAGTCAAAGTGTTAATTTTTAAGAAAGAATGACCGAAGCATTTGAAAACACCATCTGAGAAAAAGAAAGGTTCACGCAGTTCATCAACGGAAGTAAAGTTAAAGAAAGAAGTTTCGTCAGTCACGCCTCTTCTAGCATCATAAGATTCAGTCTTTTCTAAAGAATGAACAGCCCTTGTGTTTGCGCTAAGAGTCATTTTAACTTCTTCATTTTCATTAGCAGTTAAAGTGAGAGTATTAACTCGGCATCCTCTAGCGATTTTAACAAAGTTAAGTTCTTCGTTATCGTTAGCAGTTTGAGTTCGGTATGTGTCCGAAGAAGGCAATTTGCTCATCACTTGTTCTAAAGCAAACGAAGGAAGAAGGTCTTGTTCTTGTTCGGCAAAAGTATATTTAATAGCATTCTGCAATTTACCGCTAGTTAATGAGAAAGCCCCTACTTTATCAAGATTTGCCCTATCATCAATTGAAATATTAACAGGAGGTGTCATTACATTTACACTATTTTCACGAACAGACCTTTGAAAAATTGGGCCTGTTTCTGAAATTGAATTGTAGTCAATATATACTGCATTTGCGCTTTCAGCAGTAAAATCATTCGTTGGAGGAATCCCGCTTGGCGCACTTTCACTAAAAACATCACTTGTGCTAATATTTCCTATATCAACATTAGTGCATCGCCCTAAGAAATAATACAACCAAGCACCGTGATTCGCAACAAGACTCAAATCAGCCGCACCTGCGGTTTCAATACCCTTATATTGGTAAGTCCAATTTCTTGAACCTCCAAGAGATAAATTGGTTTGTTTCATTTCAACCTCAGTAGTAGGGAAAGTAATAGATTCTGTAATGCCTAACCAAGTATCAGCAAGAAGTCTTTTTCCAGTAGTAGTGGTTGCCGTTGTTCCTACTACTGAAGTAATAGTCAAATTAGAATTAATAGACTTAGCGGTTCCATCTAATTGACTCATTGTAGTTGCTACTGCGTTAGAACCACCATGAACACTAGTAATTGTGACTGTTGCGCCATTTCTTGTAGCAGTAGCATTAGTTAAGCCATCTGCGGCAGTAGCCAAAATCGCAGCAAATTCTTCTCTTGTGTTGTTTGATACTCCATCAATAGCCACTTCCGCAGATGTTGAAATACCTCCACTATATGTTTGACCACCAGATGAATCAATAAATAGGGCTGCTTGAGCCAAAGTCCCTCCACCTGATGTTTCAGCAGAAAGGAGATTCAAAACAATTACATCATCATCATAATCAGTTTTATCATCACTAAGGAAAGTAATAGTCGTAATTAAATCGGTGTGGGTTGTTCCAGAAGAAACTTTTGGTGCAGGACATGGCGCACCATAGGATTCAATAACGAAATAATCATCTGAAGCCAAAGTATCAACAGAAGGGCTGATAGTGATAGTAGTTTCTGTATTAGAAGTAATTCTGTGAATAGTTTGTAAATTATCACCAGTATTATATCTGCGAATAACACAACCAACATAAATATCATTCACAAGAGAAAAATTATCCGTGAAGTTAGCGTGTAAAGTAAAGGTTGATACATTACTTCCTGCACTTGCAGTTGTAATTTTACAGTATAAGTCCAATTCAGGGACTTTTGTGATACTTGCTCCGCTACCTAAAAATATATCGCTATTTACCATGCTAACTCCCCCTTCCTAACAAACTTACTAGGGAATACTTAATGCAAATCTTTTTGCTTCTAATGATACTTTATATCCAAATAAACGCTTTGCTCTATCATTTGATTCGCTTCTTGAGCCAACAAATAACTGATTGAATCTTGAGCCATCACTTGCAGTATAGCCCTTGCGCTTACCCTCAAGAACCCTACGCAGAATCAAGTATATAGCCCTTAGCCTGTCTTTTCCGTAGTCGGCATCAGCCCCACCTCGCTCATCATGCAGGACACGAATATGAAGAGTAAATGAATAAGTTTCATTTCTTACATCATAATGAATTGTTGGGTATGTAATTGATTGAGAATCCTCAAAAACAACGATTGTTGCAGGTGTCCTGCTCAAATCAACACGAACACCTTTATTTGCAGATAATGTTCTAATGTCAATAAAATCAGGAGTAACTGCATGAGAAGCATCAATTGTTCCATCGCTAACAAGGGCAGTAGCGTTAGATGCCCAATTGTTTGATAATAAATCTAAGAGAAGAGAGACTTCATCCAATTTTCCACCTCCGTATTAATTTGTTTTTCAATTAATTTCTGATATTCTTCTAAAGCAAACTTCATTACTTCATCATCACTAAAACCAATATCAATCCCTAATGATTCTGAAACGGCTTGCATGGTTAATTGTCTTTCTTTTTGAATCTCAAGTAATTGGTTAAACTTGGAAAGGTCAATTTCAATTGCCATAAAAATCAATCCAAGAAATAAACAAGGTCAGCCTTACCTTTAAGAATATCCATAGCCTCTTTACGAAGAATATCATATTTTTCCTTTGTAGAAATATTTCCACCAGATTCAGTAATCAACACGCTTTGGTCATCATGTCGGATAATTTCTGATGCGGCTAACTTCGTGGTGGCTTCGTGAATTGCAGAAGGAACTCTATTATTTCCAGCAATATAAGTCACAATAACAGAATTATTTCTATGATAAGGATAATCCTTTAGAAAGAAAATACGGCCTTCTTCATTAATTGTCCAGTAATCTCCAAGACGGCGCATATCTTCTTTGTCAGTAAATGCAGTTAGTGTGCAAACTGTTGGTATTTGGTCTGTTGTAATAAATGTCGCTGTTCCCGACCCTGTATTTGTAGTGGCGGCAGACATAGTAACATTTGTTGAATCCACAATAGCAGTAATTGTTGTTCCACTAGGAATGTGATTGTTATTATCTTCAACTTCCATACCTACAACTAATTTAGACGAATCAGCCACAATGAGGTTAGTATCTCCGTTTGTATGTGTGATTGACTGTTTTATGGTGGCCTTTAGCACACAATCTGCCCCATCGTCTCCCGAAAGTAGGGATGAGAAGAGAATCTCCTTGCCGTTTGACTTGTTCTTTCCAGCATAGAAAAAGTCAGAAATTGATAATTGCGAAGAAGTGAGGCTCTTTGGTGCAGTTGCTCCTGTAAATTGAGACATAGTAGGAAAGGTTTCATTTACTAAAGAAAGGATTTCTTCATTGGTTGTCTTGATACCAAAGGTATTACAAAATTCATCGTTTCCTAAATTATTCAATGTGTTTTCTGCAGCCATTTCAAAAGATACTCCACTATTCGGTAATTGAAGAATAATAGAATTTAAGTCTCTAAAATTATCTAGAAGAGTTAATTTTGCTTGAGCCGATGCAATTTCAATATATTGACTTCCCTGCCAGAGTTGTAGAGAAACAATCTTTCTTACTTTCATTTTTGATAATTGCACAAAACCAACATGACCGCCATAATATGCCTTGTGTGGGAGATGAGAAAATTCAAAGTTATGATACTCGTCCTTCGTAATAATTGGACGGTATGAACGCTTTACCTTGTCGTCCACGATACCCTCCACCCGTTTGATAATTGACCCGATTTGAGCCAATGTGGGGTAGGTAGATACCGAAAAAGCGGGAACCTGTAATAGATTAGCAACCTCGGTAGCATTAGTATAATAGCCTCTCCCTTCGCTATAATCTGGATTAATTTCCGTAAAGTCGCTAGGCGAGATTGTTTGACTCATTTTCAAACACCAACGATTTTCTTTAATCTTCTAATGTTTTTCTTAAGTTTGTTAGTATGGGTCGCCATTTTTCTATTTTGTTTCATTCTAGCACCACTTAAGTTAAATTCACCATGTTTAATTAATTCAATGGTTAATTCAACAATAGCACCAGCAAATGCGTCTTGAATATCATCAACATAAATATTGTCTGATTTATATTTAATACCACCAAAATCAGTTGATTCTCTTGTTGAAAGACTTGGTTTAATTTTAGGATTTTCACGGTCGCCTTCTTTAATGTCATAAATTCTAATTTCTGATTTATAGTCTTTTTTATCTTTAGAAGAAAGTGCATTATAGGCATTTTCAGAAATAAATACTTTATTAGAATAATTTTTCTTTTCATCATTTCCTAACTCAAAATATTCCGAAGCACTAATTTTATTTCCTGTTTTAAGATTAGTATATTCTTGTTCTTTTTCTGTTTTGTGACTATAAGCCCTCTTAGATTGATTCTTAATATCTTTAACTGATAATTCCTTACCCGATTCTGCATCAACTAATTTATCATCTTCTTCGCTTTGAACACCTAAAGCATATGTTTGATAAGACTGAAGTTTAGTAGCCTTAGTGTTAATTTTACCATATAACTTAACACTATAAACATTTTCAGGATTTTCTAAATGAGGTTTAACAATTCTCATAATTAATGCTTTATTATCTTCAATAAATTGTTCGGGACTACCTGCACCTTTAGGGAAAGTAACTCTTGCTTGTTTTAAATCATCAACATCTGTAAATTTAACATAATAGTATTTATCATTCAACCTAATAATGCTTTCTTCTCTCATAGTATCTGTCCTATCTAAAGCAGATAAGGCATTTGCTACATTAAATGAGTTAATCTCATCTTCAGGATTAGAAGTAAAAGAAATTCTTTTACCTACCTCAGTAAAAACCTCTTCTCCATCTTCTCCTTCACTAAGTTCTTGTTCAATAACATAATCATCTTTACCTTTACCTTTTAATTGAGAAATGACAGAATCAGGTATTTTAAAACTAAAATCAATATTTTCTGTTGCGATTTTATATTTGCCCGAAGAAGGACTAAATCTAGTTTCTTGACCAGTCTGTTCTAAAATATAATCAGCCTTAGCATTTGCTAAACTGTCGGGGTCATAAACAGGAAATCTTGCTTCAATATGAGTGTCAAGACCGCTTTTATATTGCTTATGTCCATAAGTATAAACATCTGGTAATTTAGAGTGTTCTGTTAATATTAAATCGTATTCAACTTCAATTTCTTTTTCTTCATCTGCAAATGAGTCATCCCAATCGTCAAAATCAAATGGCGGTAAAGTGATTTTTCCTCCACGAATAAAAGAAACATCAGTTCCTTTTAATCTGCTTAGAACTTCAGAGTCTAAAAGGTCAGAAAGTTTTTTTCCTTCAATAAATTTCAAATTTATTTCATTATCTGTTTTTCTGTCTCTTAGTTTAGAAAACATCTTCCAAGCATCTGAGTCTTTTTGTAATTCAGGAACAAGAGGTTCATTAAGAACTTTTTCAAGAACAGAGTTCATTTCTTCTTTAAACTTATTTAGATTCACTTCACTATCTTCCACGCTTTCTTTTGCGATTCTTACCTTTGTTCGGAAATTTTTATCTCCGCTACTAATATAATCACGCATCTGTGTTATAAGAAAATTTTCTGACTTAGGAAGAGAAAGAGTTTGATTTCCCCATCTAAAACTAACAGACATTAATTACACCTCACATGAGCCACTTAGCCCAAGCCGCCCCTTTTTGAATAGCCGAACCCAAATGTAATCCGCTTGAAGGTGGCTCATAACTCATTTGACCTTGAGCATCAATCCAATATGGGCGACCATATCCGTCTGTTCCCGAAGGAGGAATAGGATAACCTGAACCATTATTCATAGCACCTTGCATTTGATTGTATTGCTGAGTATTTCCAGTAGCATTGGCTAAAGCCATACCTGCTGATGGTTGTTGCATACCTCCACCATTAAAGCCTTGCGATTCAAGATATTGTTGTTTAGCCATTTTTCTTTGCATAACAACTTCACTATTGATAGCAGACTGTAATAATTTTTGAATATCTAAGTCAATATTTTCTTGAGTAATTCTCTCGTATTCACGAAGAGCATCCCTGTTGATAGTCATGCTTGTTCCGTTAGTCTCAAAACTTAACTTAGCCAACATTTGAGAAACTACTCTTTCTACTACATCTTCCATCATTTTTTCAAAAGCAGTTAAAAACATTTCACCATGATATTGGAAAAATTCTTCAACATGATTTTCTTGTAATGAAAGAAGATTATTAACTGTTTTAAAGTTATTATCATTTTGTGCCTGAACTGCACCTAAAACTGTGTTATTGCTGGTTCCTAGTAGTCCCATATTTATTCCTCCTTACTTTTTTCTTCTTCGTTTTGGGCCTGAACATTGTTCTTAAGCATCAAATGATTTAATCTTTCGGTCATAAGGCTGATTTCAGTAATCAAACGAATTACTTCTTCGGTGGCCGTCTTTGTATCTGCTAGTGCGGGTGGGGTTATAAACCATCCTGCCGCAGTAAGGGTCATAACATCTTCTTTAGTTAAAGTCTTAATTGGGCCACTTTTAAGCACTTTAGGCATTCGTGGCTTAAAAGCACTAAACTCAAGACCGTGTTTATCAGCCAGTATTTGTTGTTGAAGCATTTCCATTTGCATATAGATTGAAGCGTGTTTAGGACAATAAGTTCCCATTAATGGCCTTCCTTTAGTAACTCCATCTAAAGGCATAGGAGGACGCATATAATCTCCTTGTTCCCAAATGTGATGAAAACCACAGACAACGCAACGGTCTTTAAGATTAAACTTTTTTCCATATTTGATGCCTAAAAACTTCTTAGGTTCTGCCTTTAAAACCAATTTAAGTTCCTTTAATTGTGCCTTTGGTTTAAATGAAATAAACTTGTATTCTTGCACAACACCGCTTGCTCTCGCCTGTTGTAGCGGAGATAGCGCAGGGTTAAATTGTGCTGGTGCGTTTTGTCCTATAATTTGTTGTTGATACATCTTTTATTCCTCTCTTCCACACAATATCAATAATCCTTTATCATTGTAGTAATTCCTCTATAAACCATTTCAGGGTCAGACTTTGCGGAAACAATATACTTGAAACAAGGTATTCCTTTATCATTTAACTTTCTCATTCCGTATTTAAATGGTTCAAAAATTTGGTGTTTATCAATAGATTGTCCTTCTTCTAATGGATATTTTTTTGCCCATATATCATATTTATTTGCCCAAATACCTACCGCCATTGGATAATCCGAGTCTCTTTTCTTTTTTCCGTTTGACCATGTGCTTGAAATAATTGAATCTACTAAAAATTTCCATGCTAATTGGTGGTCTAAGTTTGCTTCACTATCTAAATGCCTGTGGTCAATCATAAAAATAACATATTTAACTCGTCTATTTTGCATATCTTTTTCCCATTCTTTCCAGTAAATTGCTTCTCCACCAATATCTGCGCTTCTTACTGTATGTGAGTCTCCATCAATTTTGACATTCTTTCTCGTTGCTCTATGTCTCCCAACGGTTCTTTGTTGTATTTGTGGAACTTCTCCTCTCGTTCTTAATTGATGACTAAGTGTTGTTTTACCGACCATTGTTGCCCCATAAACTCCAAAGTTAATAGCGTGAACCTTTTTGTAAAAACCTAATAGTGCTTCTCCCACTAAAATAGCAAAGCCTGTCATTAGGGACATTTTATTCACCTATAAATACATCTAATCCAATAAATTCTCCTTCTATTTTCTTTTCGTAGTTCCAAAAAAGTTCTCCGTTAAATTCATCTTCATCGGCATATCTCATTTTCCAACCTAAATTGTTCAGTTTTCTATTTAATTCATCCCAATTCACATCTAATGGAAACAGTAAATCAATATCTTTTGGATTATCCTTTTTTCCGACAGAACCAACAATTTTTGGTTTAAATTCCTTTAAATCATCAAGCAAAGAATTAGCAATAGAAACATAGTTTTTGAGTATGCTAAACCACATATCAATGCCCCCACCTAAAAATATTTATTTAACATCATTTCTAAATGTTTTATAGCATCTTCCATCTCATATTCTGTAATTCCTGCACTTCTTCTAAGATTTTCTTCATCTTTACTCGTTAAAGAATTATTTTTCATTCTTTGTAATAATTGTTTTCCTAATTCTGCTACTTTTGAATCTGGTAAATATTTATATTTGGGGGTATCAGGCATTCTTCTATCTATTTTGGAAGGGAATTCTTTCCCTCTTGGGGTAATGTTTCTTCTAGTGTCAATAAACATCCAATAAATCTTATCTTCCGTATCTTTATAATTAGCGTAGCCTTCATCCATTCGCATTGAAAAATCTTGGTCTGTTTTAAGAGCCTGTTTAATTGTGGGTTTTGCTTCATTTTTATATGAGGATTTTTGTTCAGGAACGACCTGTGAACCGAAGAAAGCATAACATAAGGCTTCATCTAATCTAGGAGTCCAATGTAAAGTGCTATCTTCATACCTTCTATTTTCTGGTAAATTTGAAGTTTTTCCTTGTGCGCCTTGAAATAATTTATTAAATTTAAATCTCATGTCATACGGTTCGCTGTCAGTTTCTCCGGGATTTACAATTTCTCCATGTATAACATATGGCTTTTTTAAAATATCCCACCACATATTAATGCCCCCACCCGTTTAACAAAGTGTCAAACAAGAAACCCATGATGTTGATGTCAAAAACACCAAGGATGTTTCCAATAAGGAAACCCGAAAGACAAGCGCAACTGCCCCAAAACCATGCTCGCATTTTCAAAAAGAAAATATCAGCAGAATGCGCTCTTTGTTGATTATAAGCATAATCCGAATCGGAAAAGCCCATCAAATCTCCAAAGACCACTCAACCACCGCCTTATTGAAGGGCGGCTAAGAACTCATTTCCAACGCTATTTTCTTCTTCCTGTTGAATAGGTTGATAAAAAGTAGTATTGTATTGCTTTGCGCTTTCACGCATCTTTTGTCTTTGTTGTTCGTCCCTAGCCTTTCTTTCCCAGTATGCCGCAATTTTACGGTCTAAGAGCCAAAGTTCAATTTTGTCGTTAAGGGATAGGTCAAAAATAGCCTTCATAACCATAATCGCACCAATCGTCCCTAAGCCAAATAGAACTGAATGCGCTAATGGGCCATATGGGAAACTCATGCCGAAAGCGGCATATGCCCAAACATTTGTTCCGCTTAATGCACCAACAAATAAAATGGTCATAATTAGACGAGTATCTTGACTTAATGCAACCATTTCACTTAGCCTCCTTATCTCACCTTAAGCAAAGTGAATGAACACATTTGCATTACCAGAGGTTTCCTCATAATAAAGTCCTTCAGAACAAAGAACGCTGTGCATATCAAATTCAATATTTTGAACAGCCGCACCATCCAGACTTAAACGGGCTAATTCTTTACCCGTATTATCGGTTCCATCAAATATCTTAACTTGACAAGCAGACCCGCTATCATTATTAACATGAATAGAAACTAATTTGCATTTACCAGTAAAAATTTGTCCACTAGCCGTCAAAAGGCCACTACTTCTACAACTCGTCATTTTAAACAACTCCGTTCAACCTGTCTATGAGGTATCACCCTCTTAACCCTATCGCTAGGATTATTCGGTCAAAGACGATTTTTTGCTCTTAGAAGAGGTTTTTTTCGTCTTTGGTTTAGCGGGGAGAAGATATTCACACAATTTATCATGTGTGTCAAAATCTCTTCCTAATGCTCTTCCTAAGCGAGTTAAGTGGGAAGGCTCTAATTGCTTTAATTCATTTCTTTCACTTTCTGCAAAAGAAATATCAAGACAATTATCACCTAAATATCGCAAAGCGTCTTGAGTAGGAATATCTAAAGTAATGTTCCTACTTAAGACCTCTCCATTAACCAATAGGGTTTTTGACCGAGAGCCTTGAGAAAGTTTAATTGTAGCCAATTAAACCACCTCAAAGGAGGCCAAAGGCTCTAACTCTTACTGTTCCAGCATTTCCTGCTACTTCTGCGCCAGTAGCCAAAATATACGCTGTTACGGTAAAGGAGGAATTAGAGGTATAAGCCCCATTTGCTGCACAAAGAAGTTTAAATCCATTCAATGCACCTTCACTTCCAGTAATAACAACTGAAGAAATAGATGACAAACCCAAAGAAGAAGCAGTAATCACTTCTCCAGTAGGAGTAAGGGAAGTAATATCCAATGCTGCATCAACCATATATTCGTCGCCATTGGCTCTTGGCTTGGTAAAACCTTTATGGTCAGCCAGTAAAGTTACGGTATGCGTCATTTAATCACCTCAAAGGAGATTGGTAATCTTTCCTTGGCCCTTGAAGTAAGAACAACCAGTTTCAGCCATTGTGCGGTAAAGAGCCTTGTTTCCAAGAGAACCGACACCGAATGGGTTTCCGTTGCTGATACCATCTTCAAAGTATTGTGTAGGCTTCATCACAGATAGCCACAAATGGTCAGTATCAAGGAAAAGCATATCACTAATCAAAGAACTGTTTGTTCCAGTAGAAGGCATAGCCGCAACAGGAATCAAAGGAATGTCGTAGTAAGTAGAAACACGGAAACCGACTTCTGCACCCTTAACACCACGAACACCGTTCACAGTAGGAACGATTTCCTTTCTATCCATGAAACGCTCTTGAGCCTGAAGCAAGTCAGAAAGCGTTTGAAGAGTATCATATCCCGTAAGAATGACCTTTGGCGAACCACCAGCAACACGGAGTCTGCGAACCATGTCGTTAATCACAGTAAGCGTCAATTGTCGTGCTTCTGCGGAAAGGTAGCCATCACCGAAAGAAATCTCGGAGTCTAAATACTCATTACCAGCCGCACTTCGGAGTTTTCCGTAAAGAGTGTCAATTTGTTGGTCAGTAGCCGTTCCAACAAGGTTTCCTCCAGCATTGTCAGCCAATTCATCAATTTCAGCAGAACTGCTCACAATCTTGTAAAGAGAAGTGTATGCTCTATCAATGGCGTTTGCCGTAGCATATGCCGTAGTCGGAGAATAGTTCTCCAAAGGCATAACAAGCATTTGATTCTGCACTTCAGCGTGATGCTTACCCATATCCTCTCTCAATTGCGCTCTAATATCACCGATACCATCGTCAATTTGAGCCATTTCCATAGCCAATTCGCTGAAAGCAAATTGATGAGCGATGATTTTTGGACTGGTAAAGAGCGTATCATACTCAGGAGCAATTGAAATCAAACCATCCGTATTTGAATCAAGGCTGGCGTTTTCGGGAACACCACCAATTCGGTCAGCACGAAGGGCATCAGCACCATAAAGTGAATCAGCGAGAGCCGTGTTAGAAGCGGCAGAAATGTCCAAAAAGTTTCCAGCACCACCAGCAGGTCGCTTTCTGAGGATTCTCCAACCACTTGACGAATAAGGACGCTTTGCGATAACAGACAATGCGTTGCATTCTCGGTTTAGCATAGACCAGACCTTTTGGCCGTAAATCTTGTTGTAAAGGTTTGCATTAATACCCGTTGGGTCGCTTAACGAACCATCGTGAGCGACATGAATACCGCTAACGGTTCCTGCCGCTTTAAGCAATTGGTTGCTAATATGACCAGTTGCGCCCGTTCCGTAAGTTTGTGCTTCTAAATCTGCAATAGTGTTAATATATCCTACCATCTTAAATCACCTCAAAGGTTTCCTCCAACCATTTTATGAATGTCAGCCCAATCCATTTCGGCTAATTCTTCCATAGTAGGGAGTTTGATTTGGGCTTCTTCTTGAGCCTTAATGATGCTATCTCTTTCAGTCGTCAAAGACTTTCGGAGAGCAGTAAATTCCTGCTTAAGAGAAGCAATTTCGCTTTGTGCATCATATTGCGACTTAGCGAGAATGTGTTCTCTTGAAGAGGTTTCAGCATTGAAACGAGCCTCAAATTGCTTTTGGAGGTTATCGTAAGCCAATTTCTCCAATTGTTCTTGACGGAAAGCCTCGTAAGCCTTCTCAATGTTTCCAACGGACAAATCAAGAGTTTCTAATTCTTGGTTGTCAAATGCCTTAACAACGGGCAAATCCGATGCTCTTGGCTTTCCGTTGTCAATAACGACTCTATCGGCAGGTTCACCGATTTCAACGCCAGCACCGTCAAGGGTAGAAACATAAGCCTTTGCTTCGGAATCACCGTAGCCCATGCTTTCTTCATCTTCTTCCATCGGCATACCCTTTTCATCTGCGGGCATATCCATACTTTCCTCTTCTTCTTCTTTACGGAGCATATTCACTTCTTCCATCAAAGCGTCTAGTTCCGCTAATGCTTTTTCAATTTTGGTCATATTTTTCACCTTTTTATCTTGCTTTAAAATGTCAAATTTTGCTTCTGGATTAATTCCTTTTTCACAAATAGTGACTTCGTGTAATTCTAACTTTGAAATTTCATTGTATTGTCCAAATTCATCATTGGTTTTCTTTACTTTTTCTAAAGCCTGTCCTCCAATACTGAAACTTCTTAATGAACCTTTTCTAATGCCTCGGTTAATTTCTTTGGCTTTTTCAATATCATCTCTTAACTTAATAACAACAAAGAATCCAACATCATCAACTTCAGTTTTCCATATTCGTCCTGTTTTATCTCGGTATGATTCAACAACTTCCCCAACTTGAACATTTGAATGATTAGTCATTACATTTCTAAACTTGGGGTTCTCCATATATTTTTTAACAGCATCATTGAGTGCTTTAAGTGTAATTAAGTCATTTTGCTTATCAACGATTTCAATGCTTGCATATCCACCAATCATTAATTCGTCGCTTTTTAGAATCCTGAAATCTTGAGTTGTGTTTCTCATCACAGCAGAAGTCATTCTTCCTCACCCCTACTAACCAATATCCAGTATATAAAGAACACCTAATCCTCAACAGGAAGGGGCAATTTGTTATACCTATCCTCATAAATATTCCACTTTCCTTCATCCCCGTCTTTATCAGCAGGTTTTTGTTTGAATCCTGTCCATGCTAACCACATAGACTGTCCATCAACTTCAATGACTCTATAATGCATTTTAGTTTCAAATTTATTGCCTTCTAAGAAATATTCATGGTAGCCGTCCCTTTGAATACCTAGACGAATTTTACCAGAATCTATAAGTTTTCCCTTAGAAACAGTCTTTGCTACTTCTGCTGGATATTTACCAGCCGCACCGAATAAGTCAAACATCTCTTCTTCATTTTCAATGTTAATTGTCCAGAACATATTTTCTGTTTTAAGTTTAATTGCTAGAGTTAAATTATCATCTTCTCTAGCATAAATTTTAAATTCTCCTTCTCTTAATTCAGGAGGTGTTTTATATTCTCCTTCTACTGCTTTAATATCCTCTTTTAGCATAGCATATTTATCACTAAAACCAGAGTCTCCGTGAACGCATTTTTGATATTCTTCTAAGGCTCGTTTTAGTTCACCTATATCTACCCCATCTACGGTAGTATCAAAAAATTCTTCAACTACTTCCACTAATATTTCACATTTTAAAGTATCTACTGCATTATTCATGGCTTGCACTTCTGCCTCATAATTGTTTTCCCAATTATCCTCTTCAAATTCTTCTGGTCTTGACAAAACATCTTCATATAGTTTTTCATAACTGCCATAATATCTAATATGAGCGTCTAGGGTTTGTTTTCTGTTTTGTTTAATGGCTTCCTTTAAATTGCGACAACATTCATCATCTTCGTTTGTATCAATTTGAACTGCATCATCTTCTTCTGCTTCTTCAATGATTTCTTTAGTGCGAACCAATTCAGCCATTTTAGTTAAACTTTTTTTAATTTCCTCTTCCTGCATAATTTTATCATCATCAGCAGCAATTTTATTATCTTTTTCACTAATACCGTCTCTAAGGACAGCCCATTGTTTTAATTTCTTTTCACTAGAATCAAGAACTTCTTCATATAAGTCCTTATGTTTTTCTTTCAAAAAATTATGTAATTGTCTCGGAGTCTGTTCTCCATTTAATTTTAGGTGCTGAAACATAGCAACAGTTAATTCACTTTGTTTAGTTTTCATAATGTCCAATGCCTGTTGCTTCCACATATCTAAATCCATAGTAGCGTTCTTAGACATTAAATTATTTTCTTCATATCCATAAATAGTAAATCCATCTAAATCATATTTTATGATTACATTTGCTTCTCCGTGAATATGGTCTGTAATTTTAATACCTTTCTTAAATGCTTCAACATTATAGTTTAAAGATTTTTTGGTGTCTTGAGACAATAATTCCAAAGTGACTAATTTATCGGGATGTTCAACTTCAGGAACTTCAATTACTTTAGCAGAAAATAAACTATACCCTTCTCCTTTCTTTTTAACTTCATCCACTTTAACTCGGATAATATCTCCAATATCAACAGAAATTTTAGTATTTAAAGCCCTACCTACATTTAAGTATTGTCTTTTATTAACATCAACTGTTCCTTCCATTTCTTCTGTGATTGGCCCAACACCAACACTATAAGAATAAAGATTACTCTTGGTCTTTTTCTTGTCAAGAACAATAACATCTAAATCAACAAACTTTTTCCATTTAATCCACTTAGGATTTTTCTTTGTTCCGATATAATAAGTTGAAGTAGAGTCTTTAATAACTACTCCCTCAGAAGCAGGGTTTTCCATAATTTCTTTTGAATACTTTTCAATATCCTTTAAGTTATCTGCTTGTCTTGTATCTTTCTTTGATGGGAAAGCAATCACTTCATTTGTTTTTGAAGAATAATTGTTGAATAATATAGTCATTCTATTTTCTAATTCCTCATCAGCGAGAGTTTGAGATTCATGTCGTATAATATCAAAGACATGACAACGCAGTTTTGCATCTTTGTATTTTCCTTTGAAAACATGAGCGATAGTATCTGCTCTATGCAAGGGTTCACCTTCATCATCAAATAGAACTAATTCACCATCTAAAATACAATCACCATATTCTTTCTTTTTAAGTTCCTCAACTTGTTCTTTACATTTCTTAGTAATGTCTTTTTCATTATAAGAATATATTGTAACTTTGTCATCAATTTTATGTAATTGAACTCTCATACCATCATATTTTTCTTGAACATACCAATTTCCACTAAAGCCTTTTAATTCATTAATGTCATCTATTTCAAATATTCTATACATGGGTTTATTGGGAACAATAAATTGTGAAATTGATTTTTTCTCATCACTTGGAACAGACTTAGAAAGACCTTCAATATCAATTAATTCTTCCCATTCTTTTTGTTCTTTCTTAGAAAAGAAAATTAGTTCTAACATATCCATAGCAGCCTTTACTTTAGATTCAACTTTCTTTGAGTCTTTTCCATCCCCGTAATGCTCAATAATATAGAGGGCTACATCGTCTGATTCTAGGTCAAGTCCGATAAGACCCTCCGTAATTGTGTCGGGGGTCATGCCTTTAACCTCATAAATGTCATCAGATAGTGCTTTATTGTTGTCTCTTATTGCATAATGCACAAACTTAACCATAGATTCGGGATTATCTAACAATTCTTCAAGAACACCATCCTTGAACATGGAGGCGAAGGGGTCGTCCACAATGGACGAAGAATAACGAAGAAGTTTAATATTTTCAAACAGTTCTTTAGCCTGTCTTGAAGTAGGGTCTTTAGTGTCCTTATCTTCTAAATTTTTTTCATCAATAAAGTTCCGCATTTCTTTTCCTGCGGCATCTGTTTCATTATATGATTCAATGATAGTATCAACTGCTTTACGCCAACGACCACTATACTCATTAGGGTCTTGCTTTGCAGATAAATAGGCTACTCTTGTCTTTTCAAATAGACGAAGAATTTCTTGAGAAGGTTGTTTATCCTTCTCAATAGAAGCCAACTTCATACTAATCATCTATTTTTTTGGTATTCGGAGTCTAAAGTTTCTCCTGAATATTCCGAATCATAAGCAATCGTTTGTTCAGGAATTTGAGATAATTCGCTTTCAAGTTCCATTAATTTCTTATTAACTTCAACAATTCTATTCATCATCTCATTCTGTTCATCGGGTTTAGCATCCTTGATTTGTTTAGATAACCCAGTAAGCATAGCAGATAAACCATCAATTTGTCCAATCAATCTCATTCTTTGTTCATGGTCTAACATAGGATTAGTTTCATAATCTTCAGGTAAAATGTTCTTTAGAATCTTAACCATTTTAGTTACTTCACCAGCATAAGCATGAAGAGTAGTCGGGCCATCATTTGATTCTGCCTTGTAGTTGTAATTTTCAGCCTTTGGTCGCTTCAATTTAACTGCTTCTGAATCATCATCTTCTGGACTACGGTTGTTGTCCATTAAGGATTGATAAAGCATTTCTTTTGCTTCTCTTGCTTTTTGAATCATAATACTGATTTTTCTTTCTTCTCTAGTAACTCTTTGAGGCATTTTAATCACTCCATCTTTGAAACCATTTTATGAATATCAGACCAATCCATGCTAGAAACATCGGTAGTGGGTAATGAATCAAAACCACCAACAGTATTATCCATAGCAGGTGTTGGACTTTGTGAAACAACAAGACCCGCCTTCATCAAAAGACTGTCTTTTGCGTAGATTGTCTTTTCTAATGCTTCAACCTTTGCGGTCAAAGCCTTGATAATTTCTAAAACATCTTTGTTAATACTTTCTTCTGTCATAATATCACATTCCAAATTTAGCCTTGCACCTGTCTCTTTCTTCCATATATTCTTTTTCAGACATTCCGCCCATTCCAAATTTCTTATTCAAACGGTCTATACAGGCAAGATAACTTTGAGAATCTAAAGTGCTTCCCCTCATGGGCTTTCTTCTACTTCCGCCTCTAAATCCTGCTGAACTCAGTCCTCTTCCTTTTGATACTTCATTACAGTCATCACAACCGCAACCATGTGCCTTTAATATATTTTTCCAACTCATTTCTTTTCCTCTCCTTTTCCACTAGGATAAACTAAATCTCTTAATTGCCGATAGAGTAACTCATACTCCTTACGCAACTTCGTAGCAGTAGCCACAATATCAATGTTGCGCTCATCCATAGACTTCATTTTTTTGTTTAATTTCTTATCTGACTTAGTTAAATCTAATTCTCTAAGAACCTCAATAAGTTCACCTAATTTAGTAAAGTCTTGACCGAAAAACTCAGTTGGTTCTGCGGCTTGAAGAGTTTTCTTTAACTTTTTTCTTCCTTTAGCATCTAAAGAATCAAGAAGTTTTTTAGGTTCTTGTTTTTTCTCTTTGAGAATAAAATTATCACCATCACCATAATAGTCCCAAGTCATTACTCTTCCTCCTGTGGTGAATCTTTGCCTTCAACTAAACTATCTAATTGCTTAACAATATCAAATAGTTGATTTTCTTTTTCTTTAAATTTATCAGAAACTTCTTCAAATTCCATTAATTCATTAACTGGAATTGTAGGGAATCCTTCAAAGAAGCCATCAACAATAGTTGTTGCAGTTGGATTTTCTTCCATAAACTCTTTAAAACCCATGTTTATTTGTCCTTCAGATTTTCTTGAAATTTTAGACATAGCAGTAGTGTGTTTCCTCATATAAGGTAACAAAGTAATTCCTTTTGTTAAAAGTCTTTTAACTTCAGCAATAGGTTCCATTTGTCTAAAACGATTTAAATAACTATTGAATTTAGAAATAGTTTCATTACTATCAAAAATATCAACATCTGCAATAACTCTATGGAGTTTTCTTTTTTCTGCTTTAATTTCTTTTTCTAATTCTTCAGTTGCTTCTTGAACATATTTTTCTTTGTTATTTTTAATATCATTCATCATATCCATTAATTGTTTAATATTTTTGTCTCTTTTCTTTTTATTATCTCTTTTGTTTTTTGATTTACCAGAAGAGGCAATAACCGTTCTTAATGAAGTATTTAGTTTTTGAATTTTCCTAGCAATAAGTTTATCTTTATCTGCAAGTATTTTTTCTAATTCTGCAATTTTTTCTTCATAAAATATTTTAGATTGTTGAATTTCTCTTTTATCTTTTTTAATTCTATCAATTCTTCTTAATGCCCTTTCATATTCTGCATTTGTAGAGCCTTCTGTTCTTCTTCTCGCTCTTTGTAGCATTCTTAATCGTTCTGCTTTAACCTTGCCTCTAGGAACAAGATTCCTTGGTTGCCTTTTATATTTTTGAACATGAAGTAATCTAAACATTTCTAAGAAATCAATACTATCAACAACTGTTCCAGATTCTTCAACAGCCATTTCAAAATCAAGAATAGTATTAATATTAGATATTAGTCTATTAACATCAATATCTTCTCCTCTTTTAGTTTCTTCTCTTTCTTTTCTTGAAATAGTATAGGACTTACCTGTTAATATACCATCAACTAAGTATTCTCCATATTGTTCTTCTAAGTAGTCGGGATTATTCTTAATTGTTTGAAGTAAAGTAAGTAATTTAGAAGATTCACCTGAAGTTGCACCTAATCTTAAGTAATCTTGCATGGCTCCTCTAACAGTTAGTTTATTTTCTTCTTTAACTACTTTAATTTTATCAGAATTTCTAACCATATCAATTAAAATATCAACTTGAAATTCAAGTTGTGAAAGAAACTTATATGCAGAATCTTCTTTATTTTTTCTATCAACTGCTTCTCCTAATCTTCTTTCAGAAAGAACTCTTTTCCTAGCATCTTCTTCTTCAACTACACTATCATAAACTTCATCAGCATCTTCTTCTTCACTTAATCTTTCATCAGCCCTTCTTGCGGCTTCATCATCTTCTTCTTCTTTAGCAATACGAATGTATTTACGATAGGAAATCATATTTTCCGAAGTGATATTATCCATCAATGATTTTTTAAGAATAGAAATACTTGCCCCTTCTTTAACTAAAGCAGCAGTAGTGTCATCTAAATCAGCCTTTCTCAAGACATTTATCAAAGATTTGTCTTTGGCTAATTCGTAGAACATTTAACCACCTCAAAAGGGAATGTTTTCTTTCTTTCCTCTTTTCCTAGAAGGAAGGAGAATAACATCAGGATTATCAGCAGAAGAAGGTAAAGATTTATGAGAGGAATCTGGAGGAAGTCCAACAGACATATCTTTATTCTTTTGAACCTTATTATTTTCTTGAGCCGTCATAGCCTTAACTTTGGCTAACTCTTGAGTCAATCTTCTTTGCTTTTGGTGTAAATCTTCGCTCATAGTTTTTCCTCCAATGTTCCCTGTGTTCTTTCTAAAATAGCAATGATTTGTTCTTTGGAAAGGCTTTTAATATAATTAGTAGCCCTATCAATTAAATCTTCTCTTGTCATTTCAGCAAGATTAGACATATCTTCTTCAAAAACCATATCTAAACTATCCACTCTTCCTCTTGGATTTAGGTCAGCAATAGGATTTCCTCCCTTCATTCTTGTTTGAGTGGGTCTTTTGACCTTATTACTCAAAACCTTTTCAGGGATTTCTTTACCCCCTCCAAGTTTGCCTTTTCTATCTCTTACTGCTTTTAAAATATTTTCCCAATTATTCATCTTAATCAACTCTCCTTTCGGTTCTGTTGTCATTGTTTTGATTACCTGCATCTAATGGTAATCCCGAAAGTCTCTTATCGGGTGCTACGCTCATCCTGCTTTTATTCCTTGTGGCGGGTGGGTTCTCTTGAGGTTTCCCTCCGCCTTCCATAGCCTGTTCTTGCATCTGCCCTAGTTGTGAAGCATCAATATTTGTTCCTGCATAGGGGTCAGGAGCCGCTTGTTCTCCTTCACCTTCTGCTGGCGGTTTTTCTTCGGGTTCAGGTTTCTTAAAAGTAAAGTTACCATCTTCATCCATATCAACATCAAATCCTAAATTTTTAGTTGATGCTGCGATATTAACTTCTATTTCACGCTTACGAAGAACAGCAATTTCATCTTCTTCTTCGCTCGGTGGTAATTTCAAATCCCAATCTGTAATTCCAAATTGTTTAACAAGGAACGGAAATACATAATTATTATACACAGTTTGTGCTTTTTGAACTGCACGATTTGTTACGAGGATTTGCATACCTTCATTGTTTAATCCACCGCTTGTAGTGTTATCAGCCATGAATACTTTACTTACACCATAGAACGCTGAAATTCTATCTCGCAAATCATCTTTAACAGAAACATAATCCATTTCCTTAAGACTATCCATGAACTTAATCCATTCAACTGCTCCCTTACCACTTTCTGCTTCAATTCCCATAACTGGGATAAAATGAGGGTCAGCCTCCATTTTTTCTTTTACTGAACGCCAAAAAGAACGCATTGAGTCCATATTTCTAGTTTGAACTGCAAGTAATCCTCTCGGCATTCTGCTCTTAGTATAAGATTGATTAACATAGTTTTCCATAGCAATAAGAGTCATAATATTATTAAATAAAGTAATAACAGGAGACATACCATAAAGACGAGAAGGACTATATTTACTAAAATGTAATACTTCTCCCTTTAAAAAGTGCTGGTCTTCCCCATTTACTCTATTAACATAATGAATAGGAAATAAATTACTATCACAGACTTCACATCTTTCGTGAGGGTCAGGATGAATGACTCCACGATGATTTACACAAGTGAAACCTTTAGTTCCTCTTTGTCCATTTTCATCACTATAAATAAACATAGTAACTGGGTCGCCACGATAAATTTCTTTAATTCTATGCATTCTAATTTTACCATTACCATCAATAAAATATTCTTTAACCAAAACAATGTAAGCATCGTCCATGATATTTAAATCATCTTCAAGTTCTTGAAGAACATCAATAAATAGTTGTTCAGATTTATTAACATATCCTTCAATGAATCTTTCAGCATATTCTAATTGTTTAACATCAGGAATTTTTAAATCAGGACTTTTACAACGAGAACATTCTTGAACAGGTCTTTTATGTTCTTTTCCACAAGAATTACATAGTGCTTCATAAGACTTTTCCCAAACATATCCTCTTCTAAAAACTTCTTGTTTTAGTTGAGTAATACAAGTTCTAGCAATAACAGATTGATTAACAATATTATAGATAATTGGGCCAGTCATCATGTGATTGGTTTCCCTTTCTTGGATGCCCATATTGAAAACTTTTCTATCAGCAGGTTTAGGAGTTTGCCTCCTAAAGAGGTTACTAAAACTAAATCTTCTGCTATCTTCAGCCATTGATTACACCCCCTGTTTAAAGCCTACGCTATTCCTGCCTATCAACGCTTCGGTTAGGGTCGTCCACTATCCTCAACATCATACCTTTCATTACTTGAACGAAGCATTTCTTCAAGAATACCCTTTAAACACATAACTTGCTTTTCAGGGCGTTTATATCCAAGTTTAAGATAGTAGATGACCATTCTTTTATTAATATCAGATAAATTACTAAAGCGAACATATTTAGTTCTATCTTTTGGTAATTTATCAGAAACAATTCCTTCTTTTAATTCTTTCCAAGTCATTGACATTAATATCACCACAATTTTTTACAGGCTAAACATTTAGGAGTAGTAATTCTTCCTTTACATTGGTCACAGTTATGTCGTGCTTTGAAATTAGCACGACGCTTTTTGTTAGTATGTGTTCCGCCACCACGATTCTTTCCTTTTCCTTTGTAATTACCATAACCCTTCGCACCAGCATGAATTTTCTTTCCTTCGTGAGTAAGCATCATAATTTTCTTACCTTCCCTATCAGAAGCATAAACACGACCAACTCTCATATCTTTTTTGTCTTTCTTTAAAATTTCTTCCCATACCATAATATCATCTCCTAATAAGGCTTTGTCCATAATTTTGCTTCATCAATTTTACAAGTCCAACAGCGTTTGGAAATAGTTTCTTTTTTACATTTTCTACAAACGGTTGCGTATCTAATTTTTTTAGGCAGTTTTGTTCTTACTCTATGCTTAAAAACATCATAATGTCTGCGAGGCATTCAACCTTTCCTCCTTTTATAAGTTTTACAAGCGGCACAGGTTGGTCGGCATCTTTGCTTTGTTCCTTTAGAAGCATCCTTTCTTCCGCAAGGTTTTGTTCCTTCCTTATCATCTTCGCAAGATTGACAAGAAACCCAACCTTTCTGTCCATCTCCACCTCTTCTTGAAAACCAACCGTGAAGTCCTTCCTCTTTTTCTCTTTTGAAATTATCTCCGCCTTTTTTTACAGAATTACCCCAATTCTTTGCACCGACCTTTCGGCATTGAACCAAAGCACCTGAAGCATAAGCAGAAGGCCATTTCTTATAACGACTCCGCACCTTATGATAACAGGCATCTTTTTCCTTTATGAGTTCTTCAAACCATAAGGACATTTAAATCACCCTTCCAAACGCTTCCTTTTTCTTCCACATATAACTTAATATATGTATGCATTCTTCCTATCGCATAATTGTAATTATTTCCTGATTCATACATATAATCTGCTATTTTTAATTCATGTAAAATTTTATTAAGTCTTTCATTGTCGTGTGATTTTCCTCTATTTAAAGATAAAATGTTTTTTGCTGTTTTAATAATATGTTCTACTGCGCTATCATCTAATCCTTTCTTTTGTCTTAAATAAGGCGTGGAACTTTTAATAACTGTTCCGATTTGTTCAAGCGAATCCATCACAGAAATTTTACAATTATCTTTATATTTTTGAATATCGTCAAGATTAATATTTTCTTTTGTCCAATCAAATCCTACATGGTCTTTATGATTTTCCCACTTCATTAATTTAAAAATTTCATCACATCTATTTTTATACCAGTCTGCTTTCTTGTATGATTTCTTCATACGAATCAATTCAAGAAGCAATTCAGCATTACCTTTCTTTAATCTAAAATGAGGTAAGCATTTTGTTAAAAGATTAGAAACATCTGCCTGTGAATAAAAATTTAAACGATTAATAAGACGAGTATCTTGTGGTGATTTTTGGTCTAAGTGCATACGGCCAAAACCAATTGATTTGTGCATTTCTTGCATAAAAGCCTTACCTCTTTCACCAGTAGCAACTAAACCTACTCTTGGGTTCATATTACGGTCAAGAGTAATATAACCATCAGAGTCAATAAACGCAGCAGTATAAGCCCAAATATTTTTCTTTATCATTGAAGGAACTTTATAGTAAGAACCCTTCACAGAAACAATATCTAGTTTTTTAATTGCCTTTGAGATAGAATTAGGGCTTGCCGCTTTATGTAAAGTAGAAGGCATTCTTTCGTGAATACTTGACGCATTAATTCCTGGATTTTCACAAACCATTTTGAGAATAAAATCATTTTGTCTTTCATTTTTTGATTTAGTAAGTGATTGGTCAGTAATTTTGTTAATTGCTCCTCTAAAATCTTTTTTAGCAGAACTCATAGTTTTATGTAAATCAGAATATTTTTTTCCATAAGCCATTCCTGTTTGCTCAATTTCTGCCTCCCAAAACTTACAAAGAGCATCAATAGTCTCTCTTCTTAATTCAGCACTTTTCATCTTATGGAGTTTTGACAAATCTTTTTCGTTATAGCGCATCTTTCTAAGTGGAATCTGATAATCATTTAACCAAGTTATAGAATCAATACACTTATTTAAATGGTCAGTATAAGCATCAATCATTGTATCAATTGCTTTTGACATTCGTGTTCGGTGTTCTCCTTTTAATGCACGACGAGCCTTTCTCATCTTTCTAACTAAATCGGGAATAGTATGTTCTTGAACAATGTATTCATTAGGAAATTCAGTTAATCTTTTTCTTGCATCACTAGCATTAATGTTAAAAGAATTAGATAATTTAACGATTTCTTCATGCTCAGACATTACATAAGAATTACTAAAAACACTCTTTAATTCAGTATCTAATTGTTCCTCTATGGTATCTTTGACACTCTCTTCTTCTTCGTCTAAATCGGCCAAACGGTTCATTTGTTCAGCCGCTTGTCGGTATTTATCTGCCTGTTCTGTCATATAAATACCTCAAAAGTTCAAGCCTATGGTGGACGAAAAGCCCTGTTGTGGTCGTTGTGGCTCATCACCAAACAGTCCTAAATCATCAAGGAGTATGAAGTTATCCGAGGCTTGGTATGTGGCCGCATTTGCTAAAGCAAGGCTCATCACCATGTCGTCATGCGCCCCAATTCCCTCAAACTTTCCTCGTTCAGTAATCGCAAACATTGACATTTCTTCAATCAATAATGAAGAAACTTTTCTACTCTCTTCGTTGCCGTATGGAAAGTTAATCTTTCCATTTTCAAGAGTCATCTGTAAATTAAGAATAATCTCCTGTTTCTTTCTTCGGGTTGTATCAAAATCATGAACATTTACATCAGCAACTTGCCGAAGTTCTTGAGTAAAGGATTTAGCAAATGTGTTTGTTTCAAACAGAATAACTTCTGGTCTAAAGACCTGATTTAGTAATTTTACCTTTTGAATGTTTTCACGAAACTGAACATTTTTTGCTCTATCAACATAGACAATAGATTTATTTTCATTAGCGTCCATTTCAATGACAGTAATAACATTATAGTCGCCATCTGTTGAAATAGCAGGGTCTACGCCAATAAAATACTTATATCCTTCACGCTTCAAAGGCTTCAATACTAAGTCTTTATTCTTAGCATTCTCTAAATGTTCTGGACTAAACAAAGAAGTTCCTGTTGAAATCGGAACACACATATATTCTCTTGTGAACATCAATGAACCAACTTCCGCCTTACGAGCCATTAATGCTTCATAGTTCCAACGCTCAGGCCATAGCGGTTCGTTTAGTGCGTTTAAACAGGGGTAAGTTCTAACAGTATAAGCAGTATTTTCTGCTAATTGTTGGTAAATATCTGTATAACTGAAAGGAGTTCCAATGACACGCAAAGAAGCGGTGTGGTGAAGAGTAGGAATCATATCACCATAAAACCAATCAGTCACTTTTTGAATACCTGTCATACTAAACTCTTTCAAAGGGTCGTCAATAATAATTTCTTGAGGGTGAAGCCCACGAATCTGCGAACCAACCGACCTCTCAAGGATTTGGTTTCCATTGGTTAATGTAATGTTTCCAATAGCCCAACCTCTTGCGGGTTTAAACTTCTTAAGCATTGGATGGGTGAACATTTTATCAATGTCTCTCATGTGAACGAGAGTCTGCTTTTGGTTAGAAGAAATATAAAGCATTTGATATGGTGGCTCTTCAAAAATTAACTTCCATACAACCCAACTGTGCATAAATACAGATTTACCGTGGTCACGGGAACAAATAATAACTGTTCTTTGGGTAGTGTTCATTAATTCGTGCCATTCTTGAATATAGGAAGGAAAGTCAAAACCTAATACATTTTGAAAGAAATACGGAAATGAATTGCGGGACAATTGCATATCCATTTCGTGTTCAAAATTGAAGGCTTCTAATTCCATTAATACGCCTCCTCAAGTAATTTATCTACTTCTTCTTTTTGTTTTTTACCGATAAAAATGTTTTTCTTTCTATTATCTAAAATAGTCTTGTCAATCATCGGTCTTACATGGCCTATGGGTAATCGCCAGTTAAGTTTTGTTTGTAATATTTTATCTATTCTGTCTCTTGCATTTTGCTTTCTCTCAGCAGGAGATAGTGTTGAAGAAACGGCTGGTTTAGTTTCAGGCTTTTCTTCTTTTGGTTGTGTTTCAGGCTTAACTTTACCTTGCTTAAATGCTTCTAGGCTTGTTAAAAGTTTATTTTTCTCTTCTTCTGTCATTTTTTTATTACGGACTTCTTCTAATAATGCTGCCCCTAACTGCTGAATTGCTAATTGTGGGCCTAAACTACTCATAGTGACTCCATATTTATCTAATACTTCTTTTACTTCTGCAAAGGTTTTTTGAGGAATAACTTCTTCTTCCCACATAGGGTATTCATCTTTTACATCTCCCCTTTTATATCCAGCATCTTCATCAGAATATTGATGTTTAGGTTTTCCATAATCACCGTCATAAATTGTAGTGAAAACTACTGCTAAATCATAAGGATTTGTTGCTTTACCTGCACGAGAACTAGTTTTTGCCTGTTGTGGTAGGGTATCTCCTTTACCAAGCATTTCAAAAACAATTATTTCATTTCTGTTAGGTTTAATATAAAACCAACCATGTTTAGAAGAAGGAGGATTACTTAAAATCTTTTTTGCGAACATATCTAAATCTTCTTCTGTATATATGTCAGTATTTTTAAGATATTGTTCACCCCTATAAATGTAATGCCCACTAACATAAACTCTTTCGTTTGTTGGAACATCTTCGTCCTTTTTAGCATCTCTCATAGAAACAGGTGCTTTACTTTTATATCCGCCAGCATCATGTGGCTTATAAAAGTCAAAATCAACATAACTACTATCTGGCCTCCACTTAAGAATATCTTTCCAAGACTTCTCAAAAGTTGGGAAAATATTCTTTGGTTCTTTTGGTAGTCTCCTATTATTTGGTTTTCTTCCCAATCCTCTCACCCCATATTTTCCATGAATGTTAAGAAATTTTCTTCCTTTTGGAATACCTTGTCCTCTTTTGACTTTACCGACCATTTCTTTGCTAACGCCTGTAAAAACAATAGCAGTTTCAAATCCTTCCAAATTAAGTTTCTTATCTGCGGTTGCTGTGTAAGGCTCTCCTTGTTTGATAACATCAATCATAACATAAGTATTGTCTTGCTTTACATTTGTTCCAAAGAACCAGTATTTTCCTTTCTTTAGATTCATCTCAGTTAATTTTTCTAACCAACCTTTCATTAAAGTAGTCCCTGCATTTGGTATTCTGTCGCTAACCTGTCTTAAATATTGCTGAGAGACAAATGCCTTATATTCTGCTTTACCCTTTGACTTAATATTTTTGTCTTTAAATCTGTCTCTTGTTCCTAAGTCGGGTGCAGGTTCTCCCAACTCAAAATCATCCCAAGTGTTATCGGGTAAGTATTTGAGAAGATTAAACCAAGCAGGAGCAGGGTCGTCAAGATAGATACACTTAGCAAACTCACCCTTACCACGAATAGAACGAATAGCCCAATTACCATTAGGATATGCACTATTCCATTCATTAACTACTGATTCGGGAAGCATTTGTTTTGCTTGTTCCCAATTCTCGCTATCTGGAAAAATCCATCCATTCTGTTTTGCAGTAGAAATCCAACGAGCATTATTACCATCCCTATGTCCAAAAGCAGCAACTAAAGGTTTAGATTGATTTAACTGTGGCTCTCTCGCATCCTGTAATGCACGATTATTTCCACCTATTTCTCTTCCTTTAGCACTAGCATACATTCCACCAACAACAGTATGTGATGGGTGTTCTTTGAAGCCGACTGTTGATATTGCTTTATTATCATCATCAACACGAATAAGCCAGTTATCTAAAGCATAAAGACCAGTTTCTAAATCCTTTCTGCGAGTATAAGGGTCGTCAGGGTTATCCTGAGCAAACCTTCTTTTCATATCTTCATATGAAAATATCGCAGGAAGAACCTTAACCATCAAACATCACCTAAACGATGCTTTGATTAGATAAACCTGTTCACTACTAATACCATATTCTCTTGAAATATTTTCGTGAGAATCAACAGCCTTAATAATCTGTTCCACCTCAAATGAAGTCAAGTCAATATTATCATCAACTTGAAGTTTAGTAATCATCTTATTAATACCGTAATCATTAAGAGGAATTTGTCCGTAAATAACTTGCTTTCCTAATTGTTCTCTAATTGCATCGTGAGCCTTTAATAATTTGTGAAGAAGAACAGGTAAGTCCACTTGAGCCGACTCAAAGATAGCCTTCAAATTGTTATATGCTTTCTTAGAAGCAGGAGATTTTTTCGTAAGAATACCTTGATTCATGTCTAACCAATGAGGCAAAGCAAAAACAGGGAAAGGTTTTCGTGCTTTGAAGTCTTTGTAAAATTGCTCGGCTCTTTTCTTAATAGACTTACCATCAAAGTCTTTCTTTTCTTTTTCCATGCTTCCAGTTTCTCGCATATAATGATGCAATAGTGCGGCAGCATAATTATTGTTTTTCTCTTGAGTGCCTTGACCAAAAATTTCAGTTAATGCGTCAGCAAACTCTTCACCATCAGTAATCAAACCAGAATCAATTTTAACTTCGGGCATAAAGATAACATTGAGAAAATCAGCAATAGCATTCATATCCCCAACATCAATTTCTTCTCTTGAACCCTCAAAAAGAGTATCATACGCACCAGACATAACAGTATCTAAGCCCAAATCAAGACTTAAGGTTTGCATAACCTTTGAACCAATACTAGAAGCAAAATTAGGCATTTCAATAGGTAGCATACCACTATAAATCGGGTCAAAGAAATAAGCAATAGCAGAATCCATCATCTTCTGCAAGTCACTTTTAAAACCTTCTAATTCTCCTCTTAGTTGGCCTTTTTGATTTAAAGACAAGGGAACCTTTGCTCCACCAATTAAACCAACGGTTGAACCTTGTGCTTCTCTTGCTTCAAAATCACTACCTCTTCCTCTTCCTTTGGAACTTCGGGCTTCAACCTCCATTCGGAAATCGTCATCACTTAAAATTTCATATAAGTCATTAAAGAAATTTTTAATGTTATCAATATTTTGAACACTAATTTTTTCTCCATCAACAAAAGAAGGGAATGAATCTTCTTCATAAATTTGATTAAACTTAGCATTATTAAGAACAGAAATAGGCAAGGCCATAACATCAACTTCGCCTTCATCAAGAATCTGAGTATCTTCAACTTGTTCTAACCATTCTTCAACATCTCTAGTAGTTTCTAAAGTAACTCCTTCTCCCTCATCTAAACTATCTAAAATATCATCAAGAACTTCAAGAATTTCTCTTTCCATATCTTGAGTAATAGCAATTAACTTTTCTCCTCTATTATATTCATAAACCAATAAAGGGTCAGTTGATTCTAAAATATGTCCTAATTCATCTTTCCAAGTGTATTCTTCTCCTAATTCAGATAAATCAACAGTATCGCCTTCATTACTACCTCTAGAAAGAGAACTACTCATATCCTGTAATAGTTCTTGGTTCACATCTGCGGCATCAAATTCATCTTTGTAATTTCCTGCATTAGTTTCTTTAGTAAGCATTCTATCCATAGCCAGTTTATAAGAAACAGCGTTAAAGAAACGATGATAACCAGACTCAAATTTTCTATCAACATTATCAAACTTAGCAATATATTCTAAGTTTAAATCATTAAACCGACGAGACAAATCATCAAACTTAGATTGAGTAGTCTCATCCCATTCAATTTCTCTAACTTCAATAAAGAAGTTAGCCATATCTTCTTCAAACTGTTCATATAGGCCACCAATTTTTGCCCAGTAATTATATACTTCAATACGATTGCTTTTCTTAGAAACATCAATCGCTCCTAGAACACTATTAATATCAATAGTAAAAGAACTATATTGAGTAGTTTCTAATCTATCTTCAAGAACTTCTTTTACCTTTTCAAGATTATATCTTAATTCTTCATTAATTAAAGATGTAGGGCCAAGCATCATATTTAGTTCTTTCATCACTTCTGCTTTGGGACTCCTAACATCAATGCTTCCTTTAATTTTTTGATTTAGTAATTGATTAGAAGAAACTCTTGCTCCTTGATTATATAGATTTAAAGACATAATGTTTGAAACCATTCCAGAAGACTGTTGTTGCGAAGCCCGTTCCTGTTTCATAGGCTTGGTTTTCAATTGTTCTGTAATATATTTTCTTGCTGCTTTTCCTTTCTCAGCAATACCCGATAGTGCTTTTTCTCTTTCGGAAGCATCTTCAATTAGCCGAGCCTTATCTCTAAGAGAATCGGTAAAGCGATTTAAAATAGAACGCATCTCGGTTCTTTTCTCGGCGGTTTCTGCTCTCGCTAATCCTTCAAGCCTTTCACGGCTAAGGTCTAGCATTTCTTTTTCTTCCTTTGTTAATTCAACCATCCTAATCACTCACTTGTTGTCTAATGATGTTTGCCTCAAGGAACCTTTTATTAGCAAGAATAACTTGGTTGTCTGGGAATGAGGCTGGATTTTTAACAAATTTCTCAAGATGTAATTTAAACCCTTCAATAATCTGTTTTTTGATATTTTCTATAATGTTAGGCATATTGTCATTTAATTTCTTAGCCGCCTCTTGCGCTTCTGCTGAATCGGGGTTAGCGTCTATGGTCTTAAAGGATTCCCTTACTTCCTCGTCGCCAACCAACTCATCAACTTGAGCAAAGAAACTTAAACTTCTTTCGGGAGTAATTGTCTCTAAAGCAGATGCTTTATTTTCTAAAGTGTCAGCGAGTTTTATTAAGCCCCCACTATCCTTTAATTTTTTACCCATCATAATAATATATGCTTCAAAATCTTCCATGTTTAAAACTTCTTGACGAAGGGTTTCAGTTTGAGCAGAAATATCTATTTCTTTTTTACCTTCTAATCTTTTCTCAGTTTGAGCAATATCTCTTTTGAGATTCTTAATTTTTTCTTCTTGTCTTGAAATAGATTCAAGTTTATCCTTCGGTAATTTTGCTTTTCTTCGCATGGCTGTTTCTAATTTTTGTTTAAGATTAGAAAGTGTTTCCTCAGTCTTTGTTTTTGCACTTTCGGATAACTCAGCAGTTTTACCTCTAACTCCTTCCTTATATGCAGTTTTGGGAGAAACTTGTTTTAATTCTCCTGTTTCATCATCAATAACTTTAATTACTGCATAATTTGCTTTTTCTTTACCTGAATACCATCTCATTATTTTTTGTCCAGATTCATCATATTGTTCGTTTCCATTTTCATCAAGGTCAGGCCCAAGAAACTTTGTGTCATATCCGTCTCTAAAATATTCAACAGTAAAATCTTCACCTTCTTCATAAAATAGTTCATCTTCTAAAGAGTTAATATAAGCAGTAGCCTCTTTAATAGTAAAATTACCTTCAAGGAATGTCAATTGTTCTTTTTGTCTATTTAGTGCTTCTGTGGAAATTATGTTCTGGATTCTCTCACTATCAGAAATAATTTTTCTAATTTCAGAAGTAATTTGTTTTCTAGACTTTGAGCCAAGTCCATCAATACTAGTAAAAGCACGAATATTAAACTTTCTATCAGTAGATGTTTTACCAGCAATTAATGCTTGATAAATCTCTTCAATAATTGTTTCAGTTGCCTGTTCTTCTGTAAGTAACTGCTGGACTCTTATAGAATTAAAGAAAGGTTTAGCCCAATCATTAGGAAAGTCGTTTGTAAGAATAATTTTAACAAAAGGATTAACATTTAAAGATTTAGGACTAGATTTATCCAAGAAAATAACAGAAGCAAAGTCAGAACCGTTTGGAAATTTTTTAGGCCTAAATGCTCTTACACTTCCAGCAATATTATCAACCGCACTAATGTATTTCATAACAGAAGCACCAGTAAAAGGCTCAACGATTTCCATTTTTTCGCCTGTTGCTACAAAAATCTTCTTTTGACGAACTAAATCATCAACTTCAACAGATTCGCTGCCTGAAACAAATAACATTTTCGTATTTGTCTTGCTTCCATCGGGATTTCTCATAATTTTGTTGTAAGTTTGCTTAACCCTGTCTTTTTGCGTAATAGTCGCATCATCGTCAATGATTTCCTTTGTCTTTTTGCTTCTTTTTGGAACCATTAGAGCAACTAATTCACCATTATCTTTTAAATCTGTCAAAATTGAGCCTTCTTTTAGTTCTCCGCCGATTGCTTCGGCAAAATCAGCCAAAAGTTGCTCATTTGATGGTGGATTTTCAAACATAATTACAGATTTTCCTGATTTTTCACGCAAAATGTCCAAAGCATCTCTAATATCTCGGTTGGATTGGAGGGTTCTCTTACCTAAATTAGCATTTTGCTCAATTTCTTCCAAAATTTCATCAACTTTTTGTTGATTTGATTGACTTTTGGCCTCCATAGCCTCATTGAGTAGCCTTCTTACATCATCAATTGTCATAAAACTAGCGGCTTCCTTCAATTTTTGAATATTTTCTTGCATTTGCTCAATGGTTTGGTCGCCAAACGGAGGTTGACCGTATAAATCTTTCAGTTTTTGCAGGTCAATTGTCCCTGCATCCACTTGACGAAGCACATCTTTCAATTTTTGGGGCTCAGTTTTAAGATTTTTAATGTCTTCAACTGCTTTTGCTGTTTGAGCAGCATTAACAATTACAAAGGCCAAAGTATTTTTGTTCGATGGAATCATTTTTAACTGCTCAAACCAACTCATTGTAATTTCTCCTGAATTATCTTTTCCATGAAGGAATGTTCTTTTCATCAGTAGTCCAGCCTTCTCCGCCTGTTCTTTCCCATGATTGGGGATTAGAAAAATATTCTTGAATTAATTCCCATAATGCTTTTCTTTGGGGCAAGTTATCTTCTTGTTGCATAATTTCCATAAGAACGCCCGAAATAGTATTAGAAACACCATATCTACCTCTATTGAATTTATTTTTACCTGAAACTTTTTTAAAGGCCGTTATAAATTTATCAACACCAACATAAGTTTTATCCTTTAATTCATATTGAATACCGCTTCCCATTTGGTCTTTAGTCATAAAATCTTTCATTTCTTTTGGGTTTTCCATATCTTCCCAAGCATTAGATTCTTCTAAATAACTAGGGCCAGCAACGCCCTTTCTATCATGTTCAAATCTTGATTTGATTATATCTTTCCAACTCATTGTAATCTCTCCTGCATTTTTTTAGCGTGTTGTATTCTTTCTTCATTTGAGTAAAACTGAGCAGTAGTTTCCATCAATTGATTGAATTGTTCGGGTGAAGCATAATTGACCCCATTACTCTCAAAGTCATCATAACCGACAAACTCTAGTTCTCCAATCAATTCATCTATTGCTTCCTTAACTTCTTTATCAGAAACCAAAGTATAGTCTAACTTACCCATACCCGCCATTGTGTATTCGGGGTCATCTTCCAAATCAATGTTTTCTTTAGTTTCTTTTGCTTGTTTTATTGTAGGTTTTCCTATATTTTTCATAGGTCTTTTTGTATTGGCTTCGGAACCATAGACAGAATAAACTACGGCTTGATTAAAATAAGGAGTCCAATAGTTCGTATCTTCTTCTGATTGACTTCCTTGATATAAAAAGGGAGTTTCTGTCCCCCCAATAGAATATGGAGATTTCAAAACAGTTTTCCAACCCATTTTAATCCCTCATCGCTTCTTCCTGCTTTTTCTCATAACATGACCTGCATCCTGAAATCCAATTGTCATTGGGTTTTCTTGGGTCTATTGGGCCACTTACTTCTTGAACTCCTTCGCAACCTCTCAATGCAATTCTGCATGGTTTCAATGGGGTTCTAAACTCTCCTTCGTCGGAAAAGTCCACATCGTTCAAAGTGGGAAGAAGGTAAATCTCTCTATGGTCTATCCTTTTAAGAATTTTTTCTTTCCAACTCATTGTAATCTTTCCTGCATTAAAATCTTCCTTTAGCATGAAGTAAATCCTTTTTCTTTAATTCAAACCTTAGTGCTTCAAATGTATCTTTATCATATTTATCTTCTAAGGACTTGATATAAAATCTAATTAATTTTTT